ATGAGCGACTTCTACTGCGACCAGGCGCTGAGCGGCCGAACACCGATCACCGTCGTCGCGGAGACCGACACGGTGCTCGCCTTCGAGCACACTCGGCCGTCGTACCCGGTGCACATTGTGGTCGTCCCCAAGCAGCACACGTCCTCGCTCACCGATCTCGGCGCTGGCGGTCCCGCGCTGCTGGGCGAGGTGATGGAGGTGGTACGGGACATAGCAGCTCAGGTGCTGGCCGAGCACGGTGCCGCGCAGGTGGTCACCAACGTTGGTGAGTACCAGGACTCGCGGCATCTGCACTTCCACGTGCTGCACCGTGGCCGACCAGAGCAGACTCCGCTGCCAGGCGAGGCACAGAAGTGACGTAGGCAGCCGCCGCCGAACGGGTCCGTTCCGAGCGAGACGCCGCCCAGCACCATGATCCGTCTGGGTCGGAAAGTTGAACTCCCCGACGACCTGCTCACCGGTCAGGCGACGGACACAATGCCCCGCGCCGCTCAGCTGCTCGAATCCCTGGCTCTGTGGTGACCCGCGCTCGACAACCCCCGGATCGCGGACCGGATCATCGGCGAACTCAGCAACGACCGACAGGGAGGGCAACACCTTGACCGTGATCGTCGGCCTCATCGACCAAGGACGGGTGCACATAGGCGGGGACTCCGCTGGCGTCTCCGGATGCCGGATCACCGTCCGAAAAGACCCGAAAGTGTTCCGCAACGGGCCTTACGCCATGGGCTTCTGCGGCAGTTTCCGCATGGGCCAGCTTCTGCACCACGCCTTCAAGGCGCCCAAACCCAAAAGCGACCTCGACTGCTTCATGACGACCCGGTTCGTCGACAAGGTGCGCACGTGTCTGAAGGAGGCTGGCTGGGCGCGCAAGGACTCCGAGCAGGAGAAGGGTGGCACGTTCCTCGTCGGCATCCACGGCCGACTGTTCATCGTCTACGGGGACTACCAGGTAGCCGAGCCGGCCGACGGGTACATGGCCGTGGGCTGCGGCGACGACTTCGCGCTCGGCGCCCTCCACGCCACAGCTGCCACGGGCCTGGGGCCACGCGAACGCCTGACCGCGGCCCTGACCGCAGCCAGCCACCACGGCACAGACGTCTGCGGACCGTTCACCTACGCCACCGCGCCTTCCTTGGCCGAGCTGCTTGAACTCAAGGCCGCCAAGTACGCAACCGGGGTGGTACCGGCCCCGAGAGAGGAGAAGTCCGTCGATGCGTGAGCCGCCGAAGCTACTCGCGATCGTTCACGCCCTTCTCCACGACTTCGTCGAGGGCGCCGTCTATACCTGATCCGGTAGACCCGACGAGATCCTGTCGTTCGGTGTAACAGATCACGGCCGCTTGACGTTCCGCGCTGTGAAAGGGGTTGACGTTTGTGTCAACCCCACCAGCGACATGGCGCGGAGGAATGGGTGACGACTGCTACTGCTCCCCTGTCACCGGCAGCGGGCCGGGCTTTCTGGCAGGAACCGTTGTTCCCGTCAAAGCCCGCCATGGCCTCGCAGGCTCAGGTGATGAAGGTGGAGACGAAGGCAGTGCCGCCCGCGCCTCCTGCCGCGCCTGCCGAACCGCCCCAGGACCTCTCGCACGGCTGGGTGGTTGCCGCTGAGATCCTGGTGGAACCGCGTATCGCGAGCATCGCTGACTTCCGCGGCTCCTTCAAGGCGGCTGCTGGCCAGCGCGTCGATGCCCTGGAGGTGTACTGCAAGGGCTGTCGCCGCCCGTACGACGAGGTCAAGGGCGAGGACTGTGCAGAGAAGGTGGACAACAGACACCTGATCGGCGGGGACCAGTCGACGCGGAAGAAGCGCAAGATCCCGCCACCTCCGATGGGCACCAAGATCATCCCCGGTGCGAAGGTCCAGCGGCGCGGCATCAGCGCCTACATGGCCGGAGTCAGCCGACCCCGCTGACTGCGCGTGCCCTCCCCGGCGCCTCCCGAACGGAGCACGCGACGATAACGCCATGCTGCGCCCATCGTGCGCGCTGTGAGTACACCGCCTGAGACACCTTCGCCGCGAAGCCTCGCCCGCGAGGCCGCCGGACTGCTCCTCGTCGCCGTCGGCATCCTCGTCGTGCTCGTTGCCCTGGGCGCCATCCACCCGGTGCTGAGCAGCAGCGTGGCGGCTGCGGGCACGTTCGCGGCCTTCCGCTTTCTGGCACCTCCGAGGACCAGGCTCTCCCGCGCCGTCGCCTGCACCGTCAGCGCCGTCGTGGCCGCATCTGCCGTCGGCTGCGCCTTCGCGTACTTCCCGCTTCTGGGCTGGGTTGAAGTCGGCGCCAGCATCGGTGCGGCAGGTGTGTGGCTGGCCAGTGAGGGGGTCTGATGCCGCAGCGCAAGTTTCTGCCCGGTCTCCGCCGCCTCCTCGTCCCGCGCCCGCCGGTTCCAGTGGAAGTGAAGTCAGCCGGGCCGATCGGAAACTCGTACGTCTCCATGACCTACGCGAGTACCACGACGGTGTGGGGCACCGAGAACCGCGCCGCGGGCTGGGATCTCGACCGCGTCATCCAGGAGGGGTACGAGCGGAGTATCTGGACCTTCAAGTCCGTCGAGGCGATCTCCAAGCACCCGAGCGCGCTCGCCGTCGAGATCGGCCGCGGTGGTGACGGACGGCAGTTCGCGGAGACGCTCACCGACCACCCGCTCCTGCACGTCCTGAACGTCCAGGCCAACCCGCTGGAGCGGGCCACCGTTTTCAAGAAGCGGCTCTCCGCGCAGCTCCTTTTGTCGAAGAAGGGTGCGTTCGTCGAGATCACCCGCAGCCGCGGAGGCACCGTCACCCGCCTCGACCTGTTGCCGCCCAACCGAGTCGAACCGATACCCGATCCCCATGGCGATTACGTCTCCCACTTCGAGTTCACGACCTACGACGGGCAGCTCCGGGAGCTGGACCCCAGCCGCGTCGTCTGGCTCCGTGATCCGCATCCGACCGATCCTTTCTGCGGCGTGACGCCCTTGGAGGCCGCGGGCCTGTCCGTCGACCTGGACGTGAAGGCCCGGACGTACAACATCGCCTTCATCGACAACGACGCGCGCCCGTCGGGAATCGTCGGCATCGACGTTGACGGCCTGGACCAGCGCGAGATCGATCGAATCCAGCAGCGGCTCGCCCCCGGCGCACAGCATGCCGGCGAAACCGTCGTGGTCGGCAGCGGACCGGGTGGCCTCAACTACGTGGACACCAGCACCCGTCCGCGCGACATGAACTACGAGGCGCTGGCCAAGACGGCGAAGGGGGAGATCCTGAGTGCGTTCGGCGTCCCGGAGAGCATCGTCGGCAATGCGAGCGAGCGCACGTACGCGAACGCCGACCGGGAGGAGTGGAACTTCTGGCAGCACACTGAACTCCCTCACCTCGCACTGCTCGCGTCTGCCTTCGACCTCGACCTCGACGACGGGTGGTCGCTCCGCTTCAACACGGCCGCCGTCGAAGCACTCGAGTTCCCCCGCCGCCAGCGGAGGGAAGAAGCCAGGCAGGAGTGGAACGCCGGACTGATCACGGTCGATGAGTACCGCGAGATCGCCGGGCGTCGACCCTTCAATGTCCCCCACACCCGAGCCCTGTGGATCAGCCCGCAGAAGGCACCTGTTCCTGCCAACGAGCAGGATGCGGCCGCGCTCGGCGTCGGTCAGGACCCGGCTGCGGAAGGCATGCCCGGCCTACCCGGCGCCAGCAGCCCGCCGCCCGCCATCGCCCCCGCCAGCCCTGCGGGGGGCTCCGCGGTTGACGCGGTCGCCGAGGCTCGCGGCCAGGCTCCCCGGGCAAGCGCCTCCGCAGACGTCGCAGCTGCCCGCGGCACCGCCTACGATCCGGTGGCCGGGGACACAGCCGCAGCCGTCGTCGACCAGGCCCGCAGCAACGTTCCTCTCACCTTGCCCGGTAATGCGGCAGACGACGTCGCGGCCGCGCGCACCACCATTGAGCAGCCAACAGTCCATGGGGATGCCGCAGACGACGTCGGCGCCGCGCGCAGCCGCATCGAGCGCAAGGAACTGCTCCGAGACGACAAGGGGTTCGAAGTCACCGGCATCGACTTCGACACGGCTGCCACCGCAATCACGGTCGCGCTCACCGCATTGCTCGCCCGGCACGAGGGCATCATTACCGCCCGTCTGCACGCGCCCAAGACCCGTAAGTACACCCGGTACTGGGAGCCGGACGGCCACACCGACCTACGCCGAGGTGACGGTCCGATCGACGTGGCGCGTGTTGTCGGCGCGGCGCGGTGGGAAGAGGAGACGGTCAGCACTCTGTCCCCGATCCTCCAGCAGACCGCGGTAACCATCGCGGCGGCCCTCAGCAGGAGCGTGACGGGCGTGGCCGCCGTGCCACCGAGCGCTGCTGCCGCCGGGCTCGCCGCCGCGACCATGGCCGGGCGTGCGCTCACCGCGTTGCTCTCCGACCTGGTCGAGGTACTCGACACAGCGCAAAGCGAGCCCGGGACCCTCCACACCCTCACCGACACGGTCACCGCGTTCTACCGCGCGCGCTCCGTGCGGTTCATCGCCCTGCTCGCCGAGTCCTGCGCCGTTGCGACCGTTAACGGTGCGGCCGACGCTGCCGCCGAGAGCGCGGGCCCAGCCGTGCTGCGTACCTGGGTCACCCGCGGAGACACCCGCGTCCGACCCGCTCACATGGAGCTAAACGGCACCACCCTGCCCGCTGGAACCCCTTATACCGTCCATGGTTCCACCCTGCGCTATCCCGGCGACCCGTTCGCACCCGCCGACCTCACCGTCAACTGCCGCTGTCGCCTCCGCTACCGCACAGGCCCCAGCACCGAGGAGACCTGGCCGTCCGGCTAGCACGCGACGCTAACCAGGCGCGGTGTGCATGGTCCGCGCCATGCTGAATCGCACTTCCCCGGCCGACCTGAGTCGCACCCTTGAGGCCAAGTCCGTACGTCGGCCGTGGAACGCTGCCCTGCACCCCCGGGACTCGAAGGGCAGGTTCATCGAGACCGGCGGCATCGCCCGGCTCTGGTCGGGGAAGCTCGCCCGCGTCGTTCGTGCCCTCCCGCATGACCGCGTGCTTGTCCAGGACCGCACGACCGACGGCACCTACACCGGGCGACGCCACAGCACCAGCGCCCGCTGGATCACCATGGTGGCGCGGCCGGACGGCAGCGCTCCCACGAAGAGCCAGCGAAAGGTAGAGGACGAGGACGCCCGCCGCGAGACGGACCATCGGCGCGGCCTTGGACTGTCCCGTGACGACCACGGAGACCCGGATACCCCGGATACCCCGCACACCGCCGACGACGAGGGCGTCGGCATCGGCAACGACGACGGGGACGGGGACGGGCCGGAGCACGGGGACGACCAGGACGAGCCCAAGGGCGGCCACCACGAGGTCGACGTCGAAGCTTTGCCGAACCGCAAGGCCAAGGACGGGGCCCGCTTCCAGGACACCGCGGCCGTACGGCGGCACTTCCTCGCTCTCGCCCAGCGGCCCGGCAGCAACGAACAGGCACTGCGCCGCCTCGCCGGTGACGAGGACTTGCAGATCACCCCCACCGGCGGACTGGTCACGACACGCGACGACTCCAACGGCCGCTGGTACCTCACCGCCACAAGCACCGGTGGCTACCTCGCCATCGGCGACTTCGCCACGCGCGAAGAAGCAGAAGCGGCCGACGCGTACATCCAGAACAACGTCCGCAACGGGCACATCATGCCGGGCGAGTTCAACAAGCCGTTCGACTTCTCCGATCCCGACATCGCGAAGTGGGCCCCGACCTGGCGCTCCACCAACGGCGAGGACGCGGAGCAGGCCATCCTCCGAGCCATCCAGGACTTCCGGGCCGCCCGGAGCACGGATGCCTCACCGGCTGCGGGCGGTACACGGAAGAAGACCGCGGCACGGCCGCAGAAGCGTGCCCGCTACACCACGCTCCAGCAGGTTCGCGACAACTGGACCCAGCACATCGCAGCCCGCGGGACGCCGAGCGGCGAGCAAGACCGGCAGGCCGTCCGTCGCCTCCAAGAACTCGTCAACGACAAGCGCCTCAAGCTCGTCGGTGACAGCCAGTTCGTTGTGCGGCGCGACGACGGCGACTGGTACTTGTACGCCACGTCCACCGGCCAGCAGATGCCCTGGTGGTTCGACCGGCAGGCGGACGCCAAGGAGTTCGCTGAGCACATCGTCGGCACCCTCCAGGACAAGGACGGCAACGCCCTCGACTTCTCCGATCCGGAGTTCCGCGAGTTCCGTGGGAACTGGCGGTCTGGGAAGGGCCGTGACTACATCCAGGAGTGGACGGCCGCCCGCGCCCTGTGGGACCAGGACCACCCGCCGAAGCACAGCATCGCGACTGACCGGCTCGCCGAGATACTGCGTCGGCGCCCGCTCGGCGACGACGAGGACCAGGCTCCGAAGGCAGAGGCGCCCGAGCAGTCGGCAGAAGCACCGAAGCCCGGCGGCGAGCCCAAGGCCCAAGACACCCCCGACAAGCAGTCGGAGCCTTCGTCTGCTCCTGAACCGGCGCCCACGGACCCGGCTGCACAGGCGCAGCAGACGACCAGTCCCACCGCACCCGTCGGCGAACAGCCGCAGCCCGCAGGGCCGTCCCTGCCCGCCGATGCCCACCCCGTCGACGGCGTTGACGGCTACCACTACACCGACGACGGCGAGGTCACGGTCTACGGACCTGACGGGCAGGTCGCCGCCACCAGCAAGCCGGGCTCCCCGCCCACGGCCACCGTCAACGGTGTCCAGTTCCCGGTGCCGCACTATCCGAAGTCGCGTGCAGCGGTCATGGCCCGTGCGCACCGGGCAGCCCAGATGGAGCCGGAGCAGCGCGACGCCATCACCGCAACATGGGCCTTCAAGAACGGCAAGCGGGTCATGCTGTTCCGCGGCACGGTGAAGGACAACGACCGGGACTACAACGCCGTCGGGTCCGTACGAGCGATCAAGTGGGCCCCGTCCCTCAAGGGCTACGTCACCCAGTCGAACATGCTCCCCGTCACGCGGGACGAACGGATCGCGGAGGTCCTGGGCAACCTTGCCCGTCAGGGCCGCTACGTCCTGATCTCCGATGGGGCGAAGGCCGGAAGCGACCCGGATAAGGAGTTCCGGAAGCATCTGCGCAACGCTCCCGACGAGCGGCTTCAGTGGCTGGAGAGCGAGCGGTGGAGCAAGCGGGCCCGTGTCCGCTCTGAGTCCGGCCGTCGGCAGATCCAGCGCGAGCTCGACATGATCGGCGAGGAGAAGAAACGCCGCCGCCAGGAGCGCGACGAAGCGATTCTCCGCGACCCGTCCACCCTGAGCGACGACGACCTGGAAGCGCAGGTCCGACGGTCGCAGGACGAGCGCGGCATGTACGGCGCCCGACGCAGTGAGGACGCGAACGAGCTTGAGCGCGCGGTCTACAGCGAACGCCGCCGCCGCTCCATGGCCATGGCCGAGGACTCCGCTGACCTGACGGGCCTGAGCGAAGAAGAACTCGACAAAGCCCGGGAGCAGGCCGACAGCCGCAGCCGCCTCCACCAGGCGGCCGGTGACGACCACGAGGCAGAGCGCGCGGTCCGCGATGCCCTGAGGGCGCGCAGCGAAGCGGCCCGTGCCGAACGCGAGAGGCGCCGAGCCAACGACGTCGCCGCCCGCAAGCCGGTCGCCGACCTGACCGACGAGGAGCTGGAGGCCGAGCGCTCCGAGCTTCTACGAGCTCCCGACCCCGCTAGCGCGGAGGATTCCGAGGCGCTCCGTGTTCTCAAGGGCCGGAAGAAGGATATCGAGGAGGAGCAGAGGCGCCGCAAGGTCGCCGAGATCAGCGACCGGCCCGACCCGACCGGCGCGGAGTCCGACGAGCTCACGCGCGAATACCAGGAGCTGGAGAACGGCCGAACCTCGTACGAGAACGAGGCGATCGGTGCAGCCCGCAAGGAGCGGATGGCCGCGGTCGCCGCTGAGCTGGACCGGCGTGACACAGAGGCCAACCAGACCCTCCTCGCCCGCGTCGACAACGTGGACAGCAACACCGTGGTGGTGGACGACGGCACGCCGTACGCCACGATCGACTACACGGCCAGCGGCGGTATGTACGGCAAGCCCGGATGGCTCTGGCGCCGGTACCCACAGCACCACGGATACGCCGGGCAGGGGTTCCCTTCCCGGATCGCGGCCATCGCCGCAGCGGTTCGCGCGTACGACGCGGACGACGGCCGTCGCGGCGAGCGCACCTGGGGCCGTGAACACCGTCTGTTCGTGCCGAAGATGTTCTTCGAGCTGTACGCCACTGGTCGGCGCGCGGACAGGCTGGCCACTGCGAGCCAGGAGCGCCAGTACCTCTACAGCCTGTTCTCCGGCGGCCGGTACGGCTGGGACGAAGGCGTGAACCCCCTGGTGCCCAGCAACAAGAAGGGCCACCACATCAAGGGCCGCAACCTCGCGATCCCTGAAGGGCTCCTGGCCGAGTTCAACCGGGCCGTCGAGGAACTGTCCCGGGATGTGTCTGTACAGGCCGCTGACCGCAACGCGGATAGCTCGGACCGGCAGAAGGCCAAGAACCGTCTCGGGGCGATCAACGTCGCGCTGCACGGGCTGGCGGCGGTCCGCGAGCAGGTACGCAAGGATGGCAGGGACGACGACCGCAAGGTCATCTCCCGCGAGGAGATCGAGGCGCAGCAGGCAGCCCTGCGCGCGGCTCTTGGAACGGATGAAGGGGCTGATGGTGAGCATCTACAGCCAGGTGGCCAGGGACCACTGGACGAAGTACCGTCCGCGGGAGCTGGCGGCGATGGACGACGCGGAGACGTTCTTCCTGAACAAGGGCCGGGAGATCGAGACGGCGATTCTGGTGGCCGAGGAGGCGCTGGAGCAGACCGTGCCGACGGCGACGGAGTACGAGGCTCGGGCAGGTCAGATCACGCAGATCAGGGCGGACGCGACCGCGATGGTTCTGCGGGATCTGCTACCGGCGCCGGAGCCGGAGACCGAGGAGTCGCCGACGCTCAGTCCGGAGATGCGGGATCTGATGGCAATGCAGGACGCGGTGTACGACATGTAGCGCCGCGCTTCCGGCCGAACCCGGCCGACGCTGCCACCAAGGGCCCGGTCCAGCGTGCCGCCGCGAACGTCGAGGCCATCCGGGTCCTGAAGCGGCTGGAGCGGGAGAACCGCCCGCTCACCGAGAGGGAGAAAATCACTCTCGCCCGCTGGACAGGGTGGGGCTCCGTTCCGATCATGTTCGCGTCGGAGCCGAACGAGAAGGAGCCGCGCTACCAGCAGGGCGGCGCCCGGCACGGCAAATTCACGCGGGATCACGCCCGCTGGGCGGAGTACACCGACCTGCGCGCCATGCTCTCCGACGAGCTGACGCCGCTGGAGTGGCAGCAGGCCCGGCGCGGCACGCTGTCGATGCACTACACGCCGCAGCCCATCGCCGAGGCGATGTGGGACGGGCTGACGGCGCTCGGCTTCGAGCGCGGTGACGTCCTTGAGGCCGGTTCCGGCTCCGGCACGTTCTTCGGCGTCTCCCCGGAGGGCGCCCGCCTCACCGGCATCGAGCTGGACCCGACCACCGCGCGGATCGCGCAGGCGCTCTACCCGGACGCCAACGTCCTCAACGAGAACTTCGCGGAGACCGACAGCCGCCCCGGCACGTTCGACGCGAGCATCGGCAACGTCCCGTTCGCCGCCGTGCCCTTCGGCGACAAGCGCTACCCCGCGGAGTCCCTGCACAACGGCTTCATCACCAAGGATCTCGCGCTGACGAGGCCGGGCGGCATCACCCTCCTGATCACCTCCCGGCACACCCTCGACTCCAAGGGCGACAAGGCCCGCAAGCAGATCGCCAAGTACGGCGACCTCATCGGCGCCGTACGCCTGCCGTCCGGGGTCTTCAACGACGCGGGCACCGGCGTCGTCACCGACGTCCTCGTGCTGCGTCGCCGCGCCGAGGGCGATGAGCCGGGCGACACGTCCTGGCTCAACGCCCCCGAACGGAAGATCGGGAACGTCCGCGAGCACGTCAACACGTACTTCGCCGAACACCCCGAGCACGTCCTCGGCGACCTGACCACCGAGTCGTCCCCCTACGGCCCGCGCCTGACGGTCAAGGGCGACCCGGCCAAGGCCGCTGACCAGCTCCGTGACGCGCTGAAGGGCATCGCCGCCAAGGCCGTGGCCGACGGCCGCGGCTACGAGCCGCACCCCGACGGCGACGACCGGCCCCCGGTCCACTTGCAGACCGCGCGGGAGAAGCACGCCAACGACTGGACCGGCCGCCTCTACGAGGGCGACGACGGCACGCTCTACCAGCACGTCAACGGCGGGAACCCCGTCGCGGTCGAGCCGTCCGACGGCCGCGGCGACCAGCTCCGTGCCCTGATGCAGCTACGCGACGTCGCCGCCGCGCTGCGCACGCTGGACCGCAAGAACGCGGAGGACGAGCGCGCCGAGAAGCTGCGCGCTCAGCTCCGCGACCTGCACACCGCGTACGTCGAGCAGTACAGGCCGCTTTCCAAGCCCGGCCAGGTCCGCAGCATGAAGACCGGCACGCGGCCGGACGGTAAGGAAGAGCGCACACCGACCGCGTTCGGCTATTTCCGCTCCGACCCGGACGCCGGTTCGGTCCTTGCCCTGGAACGGTGGGACGCGGACAAGCAGGAGCCGGTCCTCTCCCGCGTCTTCGACGAACGTGCTGCCGCGCGCCGGCAGCCGCTCGACCGGACCGACGACCCGAAGACCGCGCTGTCCGCAGTCGTCGCCGCGACCGGCGAGGTGGACCTCGGCGAGATCGCCCGTCTGCTGAACATGACCCCGCAGGACGCCGTCCGGGCGCTGGGCAACGAGGTCTTCACCGACCCGTCCACCGGCCGCCTGGAGCTGGCGGGCGCCTACCTGTCCGGCCCCGTCCGCGACAAGCTCGAAGCCGCACGCCGAGCCGCCGAGCAGGACCCGGCGTTCGCCGTCAACGTCTCCGCACTCGAAGCGGTGCAGCCCGCCGACCGCACCATCGGCGAGTTCACCCCTGAGATGGGCGCGCACTGGACACCGCCCGAGCTGCTGCAGGCGTTCCTGCGCGAGTACCTGGGCGACAAGACGCTGCGCGTCGCGCATGACGACCGCTACGGCTGGATGCTCTACACCGGCCAGGTCCCCAGAGCCAACAACGTCCTGCACGGCGTCGCGGCCGACGAGGAAAAGGGCACCAAGGGCAAGAACGCCGTGGAGATCGCCCGCGCCATCCTCGGTCACGGCTCGCTGACGATCTACCGCGACGACAAGCGCCAGGACGTCGACGAAGAAACGTCACGGCTGGTCCGGCAGAAGGCCGACCAGATGCGGTCGGAGTTCGCGAAGTACGCAACGGCCAACGCCGACCGGCTCACGCGGCTGACCGACTCTTACAACAAGATCATGAACGGGCACGTCGTCCGTTCGTACGACGGCATGAGCCCGTCCCTGGACGGCTTCACCCCAGACCGAACCCCGCACTCCTGGCAGCTCTCCGGCGCCGCCCGCATGCAGTTCGAGCGGTCGGTGATCCTCGCCCACGAAGTGGGTCTGGGCAAGACCGGCACGCTCGTCATGGGCACCCAGGCTCTCAAGGCGTCCGGACAGATCGAGAAACCGTACGTCGTCGTCCCCGACGGCATCGCGCAGCAGTGGTACGACGAGGCGCGGTTCCTCTATCCCAACGCCGAGATCCACCTGATCACCAGCGGGGACCTGGCCGACGGGCGCCGCGACAGCACGCTGGAGTGGCTGCGCGCCAACAAGCCGGACCTCGTCATCTTCACCGAGCCCGCCTTCGGCTCGATCAAGATGAGCCCCGAGGCGCAGGAGTGGTACGAGTTCCGGGCGTTGGAGGCTCTGCGGGAACAGCTCGACCGGCAGTACGAGGACGCGTCCAACCCTGATCACCCGTTCATCGTCGCCAAGATCGAGCAGCGGATCGCGACGGTCCAGAACAAGCTCAGCAAGAACGCGGCGCCGATGCGCACGCCGGGCCAGACGTACTGGGATGACCTCGGATTCGACTACGCGGTCATCGACGAGGCCCACCGTTACAAGGGTGTCGGTTTCCGCTCCCGCGAAGGCGGCGGCGACCCCGCGTCGATCCGCGGCATCGACCTGCATCAGAAGCTCACCGACCTGCACCGCCGCCGCGCTGGCCGCGCCACTGTGACCCTGGCCACCGGCACCCCGCTGTCCAACAGCATCACCGAGCAGTTCACGATGCTCTCCCTGGCCGCCCCGTGGGTCCTGGACTCCTACAAGGCTGGCGCACCGGACCTGTGGGCCGCGACGTTCGGGCGCAAGACCCTTCGGGTCGAGAACGCTCCCGACGGCTCGGGCCTGCGGATCGTGGAGCGGTTCGCCGAGTTCCACAACCGCCGCGCCATGAAGACGATGTGGGGCCTCGTCGCCGATACCAAGCGCGCGGACGACGTCGGTATCCCGCGCCCGAAGATCGCAGGCGGCGGCCCGAACCTGATCATGGTCGATCCGACCCAAGACCAGACGGCGCGGCTGAAGAAGCTCGTCGCCCGCGGCCGCGCGATCCACAACGGCGACGTCGACCGGTCCCAGGACAACATGCTCGCCGTCTCCAACGAGGGCACGTCCGTCGCACTGGACCCGCGGCTCGTCGACCCCAAAGCCCCGGCAGGCGGCAAGCTCGCCGCCGTCGCCACCCGGCACGTCGAGCGCTACCACCAGCACAAGGACCGCGTCTACAAGACGTACTACGGCAGCACCGAGGACCACCCGACCCCCGGCGCCCTCCAGATGATCTTTCTGAACGAGGGAGTGCCGGGCGGCAACAACCGCGGTGCCTTCGACGCGTACGCCGAACTCAAGCGGCTCATGGTCGAAGGCGGCATCCCGGCCGAGAAGATCGCGTTCGTCCAGGACCACAAGAAGTCGGGCAAGCCCGAGGAACTGGCCGAGCTGTTCCGCAAGGCGCGGGACGGCGACATAGCCGTCCTCATCGGCTCCAGCGGCGTCGCTGGGGTCGGCATGAACGCCCAGAACCGCATGATCAGCCTGACGCACGTCGACCTCGACTGGGGCGCCGCGCAAATGGAACAGCGCAACGGCCGCGCCATCCGCTACGGCAACCAGAACCCTGTAGTCGACATCGACATCTTCGCCACCAAGGGCAGCCTCGACGGCTGGAAGGCGGGTTTCGTCGCCTCCAAGGCCGAGGGTCTGATCGACATCCAGCGCCCCGACATGGCCGACAGCGACACCCGCGACACCGTCACCGAGCTGGACGTCGACTACCCCGACTACGAGACAATGGAAGCCGAGATCGGCGGCAACCCCTACATGAGCCAGCTCATGAAGGCCCGCCGTCTCCTGCGTGATCTGGAGATCGACCAGCACAACGAGGCTGCCGAGCGCGTCCGCCGCCAGGAGGCCCTGGCCGACCTGAAGCAGGAACTCTCCGACACCCGCGACGGCATCGCCCGCCGTGAGGAAGCCCTGCCCCGCATCCGCGACGTCCGCGACACCTTCGCCATGAACCTCGACGGCCTGTCGTACACGGAGCGCGCCGACGCTGCGGCGGCCCTGCACCGGCAGGTCACCACCCAGCTCCTGGAGCACAACCGCGACGGCATGGGCCCTTGGAAGGTCCTGGGCCAGTTCGGTGGCCTCGACGTCGCCGTGCGCACCGAACGGCGCGCGGACGGCAAGCTCGTTGCACACGTCGGCTTCCCTGATCTGGCGCGCTCGGACTTCGAGCGCGGACCGGATGACCTGAAGAAGCGGGGCGCCGGGTCGGGCATGATCACCCGGCTCGCCAACGCACTGGAGAAAGCCCCCGCCCTCCAGCAGGCCGACCGCGCCCGGATCCCCGAACTCGACGAGCAGATAGCCCTCTTGCAGTCGGCACAGGCCGCTGCGGATTTCACCCCGCAGATCGAGCACGCGCGGACACGCGCGAACTTGCTGGACGACGTGGTCGGCCGGATCGCCGACCTCGACAAACTGCCCGAGCTCGACGAAGGCGAACTCAGCAAGAATCTGGCTAAGGCCCGGCGCCGCGAGATCGTCGAGGAGCGGCGCCAGGACCGTATCCCGCTCCAGGCCGCCGTCGGCGCCGCGGTGCTCACGCTCGAAGAGTTCGACCGCGAGTTCCCCGAGCCCGAGCGCGCTGAGAAGCCGGATGTACCGGAGGAGCGGGAGCCGGAGCAGGGCCAGGTGCGGCTGTCTTCTGAGGAGGTCTCCCAAGCCCTCCACCAGATCCGCTCCGACAGCTCTGACAGCGACGAGAACGCCAACGCGCCGGACACCGCAGCTGACGCTGCAGACGGCGGCGACGACGGCCGTGACCGGCCGGTGACGCCCGCCGCTCCCGGTGACGAGAACCCGGAGAACGACGACACCGAGCAGCCAGCACCGGCCCAGAGCGCTGGCGCGGGCCAGCCGGACGCCCTGACCGACACGGCAGAAGACGCGCCGGATACCCCCACGGCCACCGACGACACTGTCACCCTCGACCGCGACGAGGTCGCCCAGCAGCTTGACGCCATCCGCCCCGAGGGCACCAAGGCGCCGTCTGCCATGACCGATCGGGAGATCGCCGACGAGATCGTGGCCCTCATGGAGCGGGAGATGGCCGACGGCGAGCTGACCGGCGCCGCCCGCACCCGCATGGCCGTGCTGGAAGCGGAGAAGGACCGCCGCGCCGGGCGTACGCCGAAGCCGGAGCCGAAGCCTGTGCCCGCCGAGCCGGAAGGCAGCCTCTTCGACGTCGACGAGCCGACGGCGCAGCCCCCCGCCGCCGACCCGAACAACCCACTCGACCAGCCTGACGATCTCTTCGGCACCCCGGACATGTTCGCCGACCACGAGGGACGCGACACCAGCCGCCTCCGCCCCGCGCAGATGCGCAACCCGGGGGAACTGGAGGAAGGAGACCGGTACACCGACGCGGGCGGTCGTACGCACACGGTCGCTGAGCCACCGCGACGTACCAGCCGAGGCCGCGTCCGGATCGTTACCAGCGATGGCGAGGAGCGATTCTACAACCGTGACGCCGAGCTCCGGCTGCGGCACCCGGACGAGGAGAGCGACAACGGCCGCGATGAACAGTCGGCGCCCGGCATGGGCAACGGTGACACCCCCGTGCCCCCTCATGACGACGACACCGACCGCGGCGAAGCGCCGGAGCCCAGCCCGCAGGACGACGGCGACCAGTCCCAGGACGAGGATCGTCGCAGCGATGACCCTCGTCGCAGCGACCGCAACGCGGACGGCGCGGCACCGGACGGAACACCCACAGGCGCCGACGGCCCGCAAACGCCGGACTCCGAGCACGACCGGGACGCCAACGACACGGACGCCGATGAGTCCGGCACCCAGGACGACGAAGACGACCGCGAGCGCCGTCGTCGGCTCCGCCGTGGGGGCAGCGGCACCGGCGGAGGAGGCTTCGGCGGTCCGGGTGGCCCCGGACTGCCCCGGCTCAACCCGCCGCGCCCTCCGCGTATCCCGGCGGCCGACAGCAGAAGAACGGACGGTGACGGCACCGACAGGGACAGCATGGCGCCCGACCGTACGCCGCCGCGCACCGTGGCCGACCTCCGCGACGCGTGGCGCCGCGGCGACCATCTGACCACTGACGAAGACACCCCCGACCGGCGGGCGTTCCTCGCACGGCTCGCCGACAACGCGACGCTCACTCTGTCTTCCGGCGGGGGACTGGTCACCTGGACCGACGACACCGCTCCCGACGGGATGCGGCGTTGGCAGTTCGCGCAGGCCCGCAATGGCGGTCGCTTCGGCAACATCTCGCTCACGGCGCGCACCGCCGACGATGCCCGTGACCTCGCCGACCTGTTCGAGATCGCCACCGATGCGAACGGGCAGCCGATCGACTGGCACCAGCCGCTCACTCCGGACGTGATCGCCCAGTGGCGCGACCGTCGGGGCCGCACGCTGCCCGATGCTCTGCGCGCGCTGCGTGACCTGTTCCAGGACGGCGACGAGAGGGATGCCGACACCCCGCGGTCCAAGCCCGTCGCCGCCCTTCCGGATGACCTGACCGGCTTGAGCGACGACGACCTCGCCGCAGCGTGGGGTCAGGGTCTTTCCGAGGCCGACCAGATGCGCGTCGCCGAGGAGATGGACCGGCGCGACCATGCCGACCAGCGGGTGCGCGACGCCATCCCGACTGCGCCGGCAGCCGACGCCGAAGAGGTTCGACGCCGCGGCGAGGCGATGGACGCCGCGCTGGGCTTCGGGAATACCGATGTCACCCGGCGTCCGCAGACCCGCGAGGAGCGCCTGCAGCGTGAATTCCAGGATCTCGATGAGGCCCGCTACTCTGCCGCGATTGACGCCACCAACGGCTACTTCTTCAACAGCAGGGCGAGTCGTAGCCTCCCGCCGGTCAGCGAGCGCGACCTCTTCTCCGGCGGCGCCCTGTCCCAATTCGGCCGGTGGCGGGACTACGCCAGCGAAGAGCTGATCGAGTGGTTCGACAACAACGGCGGGCGCCTGACCTACAACCAGCACAAGCAGCGCCACCGCGCGAACGAAAGGATCGAGCGCGAACAGTACGAGAAGCGGCAGCGGCGCGGCGCTGCCGCCAATGACACGGCCACGCCCGAGGTGGACAGCGTCGCCGGACTTGGCATCGACGACATCGTCCTGCCGTCATTCACCCTGAATCCGGAGCCCGAGGAGGACGCGAACCGTCGCTTCGGCGGCGTCAGCCAGGTACGAGCTCTCGCCGAGCGCGCCGAACTGCGCCCGGCTGCCGCCAGCACCGGCACGTTCGACGTCTGGATGGACGGCCGCCGCATCGGCACCGTGCGCAACGTGAACCCGAACTCGCCCGACCGCGAGCAAATGTGGGACGCGACGCCGCTGCTGACGATCAACCACGACCACAACAGCCGCTCCGCCAACCGGGACCTGGCCGTGGCCAACCTGGTAGTGCGGGCCGAGCGGAACCCCGCCGACGCCACGAACCCCAACGAGGACATCTGGAACGCGATCAAGGCGCACCTCGCAGGCCGCACTCCGGAGCTGCCGGACCTCACCGGCAGCCTCAGCAGCGACCCGGCGGTCAAGGAGCGGTACGACCGGCTCGTGGAGCTCGTCGACTCGTTCCGTTCGCAGCAGTCGCCCAACGGGAACCTGGCGAAGGACCTGGCACAGGCCCGCGACGAGTTCCAGTGGCTGCGCGACACCCTGGCCACCACCCGGGGCGAGCAGCAGGACCGTGAGGGCATCAAGGATCTGGAGCGGCGATCCGCGTGGGCGGATCGCCTGCGCGATGGATTCGCCCAGGACGACGGCAACCGGGCCCCGGGCGGGTCCGCCGATGAGCCGGACGGAGCAGCCCCGGCGGCGACCGCCGCAGCCCCCGGCGGCGCGGAGGAGCCGTCCGTCGACGAGGCGGCCACGCCCGCCCCCGGCGGCACCGCCGCCCCGCGTGCAGACGCGGTAGACCAGCCGCGCCCGGCGGACAGCACCCCGGACGTCCGCGACACGCCGCACGGTGATAGCGCCTCGGACGGGCCCGAGACCCTACCCGGCGATAGCGCCCCGGATGTGCCCGAAACCCGGCGCGACGACAGCCCCGCGGACGTGCCTGAAACCCGGCGCAGCGACAGCGCCCCGGACGGGCCCGAGGCGCCGCGCGGCGACGCCGCCTCGGACGCCGGGACTGCCCCCGAAGCAAACCGCAGCAACGACTCGGAGACCGACCGCACCGGCACCGACGAAGCCCCGGCCTCGACTGTCGGCCCGACCCGCGATCCCCGGACCACATCGGAGTCGCCTCAGACGTCCGACCGGACCGACGAGGACACGAACGGGCCCGAGAACCGTCCGGACCCCAAGCCCATTGGCGGTCAGCCCGCGCACTGGGCCAGCGTCGATCAGCTCCAGCCCGGCGACATGGCGCGCATCGACGGCACGACTCGCCGGGGCCGGGCTGTGACCCGCGCCGGGTACGTCCTCGATGCCCCGGAGCGCGTCACCGTGACCCGCCGGGGCCGCACTGAGGACATGTGGCGTACGACGATCAGCGAGAGCCCCGACGGCCGAACCGGTAGCCGCGGCACCGTCTACACGCCGCTCAACGCCAGCTCTGCCCGCGCCGAGGCCCCGGAAGCACCCGCACCCGGCGCCCAGGCGAGCGGCGCCCAGGCGAACGTCGTCAGCGGCGACTTGCCCGACACCATCGCCACCGACACCGGCGGACGCGGCCTGTTCCCCGGCAGCCACGTCACCGGCAGTGGCGACCGCGAAGGCACGGTCACCGGCGTCACCGACACCACTGTCTCCGTGCGGTGGGCCGACGGCGACACCGACAACGGCGTCGCACCGGCCTCCCTTACGGTCGACGACGCCGAGGACCGGCGCCCCACCGGCTGGACCCCCACCGGCCAGCGGCTCCGCCCTGGCCACGTCGTCTCCGACGAGAACGGCGCGCTCCTCGGCCCGGTCGACGAGGCCAACGGCGACCGCATCACGGTCACCACCGCGGAGGGCACTACCATCCGCCACGCCGCGGATCTTCGGGTCGTCGGCGAAGTCCGCGACGACACACCCGAGAGCGCCCCTGTCACCGGCATCAGCGAGTCGACCGCCGACGAGATCAACAAGGGCGACGTCCTCGTGCTCGACCTCGACGGCGCTCCGACCACCGTGGAGATCCTGGACACCAACCGCGACGGCGACCGCGTCACCCTCGACTACGTCGACACCACGACAGGCGAACTCGGCGCCATCGACATGGACGCCACCGCCGTCGTCCACAAGGCTGAAGGCCCGAACGGCGCTGCACCCGACCTCAGCCCGGACCATGCGCCGACAGCCGACGACGAACTCACCGTCCACGAGCCGCTGCCCGCACTCGATCCCGTCAACGGCCCCACGGTCGACCCGGACCTCACCCCGGCCGACCGCGACGCCATCGCCGACAACGGCAACAGCCCCGAGGACGACCCCGACGCCCAGCAGGCCGCCGCCCGGCTCAGCGCCGACCTCCCCGTCACCCCGGAGCAGGCCACCGCCCTCGCGGCCCAGCTCCGGGCGAACGCGGACCCGGCAACCGCAGAGGGCCGGGCCGCACTGCGCGCCGCCGACCACCTCGACCGCGCTGCCGGCCGCACTGCGCCCGAAGGACTCGACCGCCCCCGCCCGTCCAACGCCGCGCAGATCAGCGAAGGCGACATCATCGCCATGCCCGACGAGCGCCGCGGCGACGAGATCCACGTCTACCGCGTCATCGACGTAGAGGAAGGCCCCGGCGGGGTGCGCAGCCTTCTCCTGGAGGACGAGAACCGGCAGTGGAAGCGGCGCATCGTCCACGCCGCCATGCCCGTCTGGCAGCTCCCCGAGCCCGCCCCGGACACCACCGGCAGCGACACCCCGGACCCGGCTCCCGCCCCGGCGCCGCGCGACCCCAACCCGCCGATCGCCTCGGTGCGGCGCCAGATCATCGCCGACCACAGCCGGACGGTGACCATGCGCATCCTCGACGAGGCCGTTGCCGGGACCGAGCCGCCCGGCGACATCCACGCCCTGCGCGAGCAGATCGCGCAGCGCCTGACCCCCGAAGCCCTGCAAGGCATCCGCACCACCGCCCGCCAGGACGCGAACGCCGCCCTGGACACCGCGGACATCACCGGCCGCGACCGCGCCGCCGTCCAGCAGGCCCTCCGCCGGGCCCGCGCGAAGGCGCACGAGCGGACCGTCCAGGCCGCGCTCCGCACGATCAACGACCTCGAACACCTCCCTGGCGAGTCCCACGAGGACTTGGCGCAGCGCGCGGCTGACCTGCTGCGGCTTATCCCGGACCAGCTCGACGCCCCGTCCCCGTCGCGCCCACGCAACGTCCCGGACGGTGACGGGCCCGCCGACGCCACCACGCACGTCGACGACGCGGTGACCGCGCTCCTGCGGCAGCTCGAAGAAGCCGGGGGCGACCCGGCAGACACCGACGCGCTGACCCGGCTCCTCACGGCGCAGCTCGACGGAGACCGGCAGGCCGCCGCCCGGCGCATTGTCCGCCGCGCCGCCGCCACGGCCCCGGATACGGCACGGCAGCCCGGCTTCCTCGCGAGCGTCATCGCTTTGCTGGGGCGCATGGGCCGTCGCCTCGTCGAGCTGGTGAAGACCGCCGCCGAGAAGATCGCCGAGCTGTGGCGCAACAGCCGTGAACGGCTCTCCCGCCTCAAGGCGTTCCTGCGCCGCCTGGTGGGCCGGGTGCGTAACTGGCCGGAGTCCCGCCGCTTGGCGCGTCTGCACGCCGCGCTCGACCTCCCGGACGTCGAGGGCGAGTCGCTGGCCGCACGGGTGTCCCAGTGGGCGGGCCTGCTGCCCGAGCAGGGCCGCTTCGGGCAGGCGTCCCGTCGCGTCTCCTGGTGGCGGCCGACGACGTGGGCGCAGCTCGCCGCGGGCAGGGTCCCCGGCCGCACTTCACAGACCCGGTGGGTGTCGGACCGCGCCTCCGACGGCGGTCCGGGCCTCAGCGCGCTGCGGCACATGGCCGCGCTGCGGGCGGCCGGCACGGACGTCGACCAGGACGTGACCCGACGTCTGGCCGACGCGCTCGGCGACGACTTCGGCGGCGACCCGCACGGCACCCTCCGCCACGCAGACGACTACGTGGCCGCCACCGAGCGGCGCCTGCTCAACCTCCAGGCCGCGCGCAGCAGCAACACCATCCAGGACCCGGCCGTGGACGTGGAGATCGTTGCCGCCCGCATGGAAGCCGCGGCCGCCCGCCGCGAATGGGAGGAGCTGCGGACCCGGTACGCCGCGGCGGTGCCCGACGCCGTTGCGGCGGCCCTGGCCGATATCCGGGACCTCGGTCCCCAGGGGGCCGCGGGCATTGTGTTCGGCCCGGACACCACTCCGGACGCCGAGCGGGCCGTGCGCGACGTGCAGCGTCTCCTCCCCAGGGACTGGCTCGCCACCCCGGACGGGCGCCAGCTCACCGCCGTCACAGGTGAGGCAGGCCGGTATGACCCTGACGCGCGGCGCGCTACAGTCGCCGACCTCGGCGATGCTGGCGTGGGTACGGCCGCGCACGCCCTGGCACAGCACCTCGCCGTGCACCGGCCGGACCTCGACGCCGCGCAGCGCGCCTTCTGGTACACGCGAACGCATACCGGCCGTCCCGGCGCCCGCACGCTCGACCGCACCGCCCTCGGAAGGCTCCTGACCCAGTGGCAGACGCAGACGGACACGGGTGACAGCCTCGCCCGGTCGTTGCAGGCCATGTTCACCGGCGACTGGTACGAGGACGACGACTTGAGGGCGTTCCTCCTCGGCCTGCTCGCCACGCGATGAAGGAGAAGACGATGCCGCACACCGTCACCGGCCGGTTCGACGACGGCTCCGCCTACCAGGTGCAGATCACCGGAGATGCGGCCCGGCCAGTGGTCGGCTCCGCCCGCGCGGCGGCTCTCGTCGAGCTGCACGCGGGCAAGCCGATCCTGCTGACGCCGACTGGGCCGCTGCGGGCGGTGTCCGGAGACGACGAGGACACCGTTCTCGCCGTCATCCGCCGGTACACCGATGTCATTGAAAATCGTGGGATGGGCAGCACAGGACGCTAACCGCTCTGCCTCCCCACTGTGCGCGTCGTGACCAGATACGGAATCGCCATCAAGGCGCTCCCGAAGAGCGGCAAGCCGTTCGGGGACGACGACGAAGACCAGGACAAGGACACCGCGGCCGCTGACGGTGCCGACGTCGGCGCGCCGAAGGACGACGCCCGCCTGAGCACGGAGTCCGCCGCCGTCTCCAGCGAAGAGGCACCGGCACCCGAGTCCGCCGACGAGGCGACCCCAGACGAGGGAGCCGCCCCCGACGAGGATGCCGAGGCACCGGAAGGCGAGGCCACCTCCGGTCCGGCACCCGACCCGGGGGACGACGCGCGGCCATGGTCCGGTGACATGTACGACGAGGGCGACGAGACCGACCCGGCCGACGCGTTCGCCGCCTACAAGGGCACCGACGGCGAAGAGGCGTGGCTGGACCAGGCCCCAGACGGCACACTGACAGGGTGGGTCCGCGACGCCACCGGCCAGGTGTGGCGATATACGGACCCGGACGTCTGGGCCATCGACGTCGACGATGCCCAGATGACCCGCACCCACAGCCAAGCCAACGACAGCAGCCGGGACGCAGCAGCCGAACACGGCGGGCAGGACACTCTGTTCCCGCCGACACAGGAGGAGCAGAACCGTTGGAACTGAACCGCCAGAGATATCTGGCGCTCCTCAACGAGGGCAAGGCCGCGTTCGCAGCAGGAGACCCCTCCGACGCCTGCCCCTACGACCCTTACAGCGCCGACCAGGAACAGCAGTTCGGCGCCCGCTACTGGACCAAGGGATGGATCGCGGCACGCACGGCTGCCGAGGCGAAGACCCCCCAGGACCAGGTCAGCGCAGGACAGTAAACGGGCGAGCACGGCACGGTCCCCGGCGGTCAACAGTCCACCCGCCGGAGGTTCCTCGCCGTGCCGACCGCTCCCACGCCCCGAGCCCCTGCGCCCCGCAAGGGCATCTGCAGGGCGATCTTCGCCGTCACCGGCGTCGTCGACGAAGTCGCGGACCTGATCGTCCCCGGCGCATTCGCCCACACCCTGGCGACCAGACCCGTTAAAACGGTCTGGCACCACGAGTGGAAGGAACCCATCGGCGTCGTCCTTGAGATCGCCGAATGGCAGCCCGGTGACCGCCGGTTCGCCGAGATCCCGAACTGGCCCGCCGGGGCCGGGGCGCTCGTCGCGACCATCCAGTTCAACCTGCGCACGTCGAAGGGCCGCGACGTGTATGAGCAGGTACGGCAGTGGCACGACCACGGTGAAGCTCAGTTCTCCATCGGCTACCGCGTCCCGCCGAGCGGCGCGACGAAACGCTCCGACGGCGTCCGCGTGATCCACAAGCTCGACTTGTACGAGGTCTCCCCAGTCCTCCACGGCGCGCACCCCATGACCAGGTCACTGGAAGTCAAGGCCGACCCCGGGTCGGTCGAGCTGGAGCACAAGACCACGTCGTCCAGCGGCCACTTCGACGTCAAGGTCGCCGAACAGCAGGTGGGCCGCGGCGTCATGGTCGCGCTGTATGTCCCCGCCGACATCGCCGGGAAGATCGCCCACCGCGACGGCACCGCCGCACGCGACCTGCACATCGCCCTGGCCTACCTCGGCGACGCCGACCAGCTCCCCGGCCACCCCGACGACCTCTCCGGCATCGTCGCCGCAGCCCTCGACGGCGCTGCCCCGCTCACCGGGAGCATCGGAGGCATTGGCCGACTCCCCGACACCGGAGAGGGCGAACCGGCGTTCGTCCCCGTGGACATGCCCAGCCTGAGCGGACTGCGTGAACGCGTCGTCAGCGCCTTGGCCCTGTCTCCCCTGTCCGGGGCACTACGCACGGACCACGGGTTCACCCCCCACATCACCCTCGGCTACGGCCTGCCGGCGGACGTCCTGGCCGTGCCGCCGATCCCCATCGCCTTCGACACCGTGCACGTCGTCCGCGGCCCGGACGCGACCCCCGTCCGCCTCACCGGCCCCGCCGCCGATGAGCCCGTTGCGGACACCGAACCCGCGCGGCTGAGCACGACTGACCTGCGGGCCAGCGTCGAGGCGAAGACCGCCCGCGCCGCAGTGCTCGAAGCCAAGGCAGAGGTCGCCCTTGGCCGGAACCGTGCCACGGGCACCCACCCAACCGCCCACGCCGCTCAGAGCAAAAGCGCCCGCGCCGCCGTCCTCGAAGCCAAGTCCCGCATCACTCCTGGAGCCACCGTGTCACCGATTCAGCCGCTGCCCGCCTCGTACGAGGAGACCCGAGACCGTGTCGGCGCAGCCGTCCGCCGCCTGCTCGCCACCGAGGACGGCACCTGGACGTGCGTCGAGGCAACCTACCCGGACCGCGCGATCGTCTCCGTCCACCAGGACGGCGGCGAACCCGTCAACTACGCCGTGCCCTACGACAGCACCGGCCCCGAGATATCCCTCGGGGCCCCGCAGCCCGTCGAGCTGACCACCGTGGTCATTCCCGACCAGGGGCCAGCACGCGCGGCCGATAGCAGCGAAACCGCGGACGGCAGGGTCATCCGGCCGACCATGCGCGCCCTCGCGGACGCCACCGCCCGCATCCAGGCCGCCGACGGCGCCGAGCAGCTTGAGCCTGTACGCGCTACGGTCGGCGAACTCCTCGCCGCCCTCTCCTCCAAGGGCCTCACTATCGACCCCGATGACGAGGCCGACCAGGAGCAGCCCGTGGCCACGCCCTCTCCGATGACAGGTAGCGGCATCGACCTGTGGGACGACGACCCGTACGACGAGCCCCACGACTCCACGCTCGGCCCCGACGGCGGCACAGACGAGGACCCGGACGACGACGAAGACGACAAGGAGACCATCCGCTTGGACCCCGCGGAGGTGAAGGCGCAACTCGCCGCGATCCAGGGCTAGGGTCTGCCCGCGTGCCGGAACCCATTTCAGCCGTTGTCCACGTTTACTTCACGCGGCGCCCAGACCGGCGGCATCATGCTGCCCTGCCAGATGTACCGGCTTTTGCGACGAGGGGAGATGCCGCTCGTGGGCAAGCGCAACAAACCCGACCCGCCGCTGGAGAAGGGCAAGCCTCCGCCGGGTAACTCCGACGGTCAGGTTCCGCCGCCTCCGCCACCCACCGGAACGCGCAGGAAGTAAGGGGAGCATGTTCGACGTACAGCGAGTCCGCTTGTCCACGGCGATGGAAGAACGCGGCGCGTGGCCTGCGGACTCGCCGTGGGTCCGCCAGGCAATGCAGGCATACCCTCGCCATGCCTTTGCTCCGGCCGTCGTGTGGTCGTGGGACGGCGATGCCTACGTTCCCGTGGACCGTGACCGCGACGAAGGGCGATGGGGGGCCGAGGTCTACGGCGGGCCCGATGACGCTTCCATCACACAGGTTACGGACGGAGTGGCGACCTCCAGCCTGTCGTGCGAGGCGATCGTTGCGGACATGCTCGACTCGTTGATCCTCGAACCCGGCCACCGGGCCCTGGAGCTCGGGGCAGGGCAGGGCCGCAACGCCGCCCTGATGGCCTGGCGCACCGGCCCTGACCTCATCACGAGCGTTGAGACAGACGAGGACCTGGCGGTCGGCACCGCGCGGCGTCTGACTGCGCTCGGGGCTCCAGTTCGTGTGCACGTTGGCGACGGCGACGTTGGCTTCGCCGACGGGGCGCCGTACGAGCGTGTGATGTCCACCTACGCGGTTGACGATGTGCCCTGGGCATGGGTGGAGCAGACCTCTCCCGGCGGACGGATCGTCACTCCGTGGGGGCTCCTGGGGCACGTGGCACTCACCGTCGCAGACGACGGGAAGTCCGCGACCGGATGGATGCAAGGACTTGCCGCGTTCATGGCCAGCCGTAACACCGCATCACGCCGGGCGTGGGATCAGGTCCGCGGCGACGATGAGCCCGATGACGAGCGTCCGTGCCCGGCAGGGCTCTCTCGTGTGCACCGTGACGCCAACTTGCTCTTCGCCCTGCGCGTGGCCTTGCCCGATGTCCAGATCATCACCCGGACATCGGGCGATGGCCGCATGAAGGCATGGCTCCACGACGGTGCCGCTTCCTGGGCCAGCATTGGCAAAGTCGGCTACCAAGGCGGTCCGCGGCGTCTCCTCGACGAAGCCGAATCGGCGGTCGAGTGGTGGCAGGGGCTTGGGGAGCCGTCGTTGTACGACTTCGGTCTGAGGGTGACCGGGCCCGGGGAACAGTACGTGTGGTGCCGCGACCCCGAAGACGGCCCGTGCCGCTAAGCGGGCTGGCCGAAGTCCAGCGCTTATGCTTCGGGTTGCTACGGCGTCGGGGCCAGGGAGAGGACGCGAAGGCCAGCAACGCCCTTCGCCCAGACCGCTCTGGCATCCAGGGACACCGCTTCATTTCATGCTGGAGAGCACCCTCTGCATGACCTGTGTGAGTTCGGCACGGTGCCGGGTGAAGTCGATCCGCACATCAGAGAACTCCACCTCGTCGTGCGTAGCGCCCTCGGCCACCGCGTCCCGGTACCTGATCAGCTTGTTGACCGTCGCGTAAGCCATCTCACCCAGCTCCGGGGGCGCGACAAGATGGAGCTGCACCCGCTTGGGCAGGACATCATGATCCGCCAGTGCGCTGCGTGCCTTCCGCACCCGCTCGTCGGTCGGCGCATGGCCCTCACGGCTGGCATGGAGAATCTGCTCGCGCGCTTGCGTCACCGCTGAGAGAAACTCCACACATGCGGTGCGCAGCTCATCACGCTCCCGCTTGGCGGTGTCCCTCCTCCACTGCACACGGTTCACGGCGAGGGTGGAAGCCACTCCGATAAAGGCACCTAATGCAGTGCTGACAGGCGAGGTCCAGTCCATGGACGGCAGCATACGAACGACGAAGCGGCAGGTCCTGTCCCGGGACATCCGCCCTCTCTGGCCGCTCCTCCCCAAGACCACACTTGCTGAACCGCCAGCAGCCCCTCATCTGGGGATCAACAGCGAACTTCACCAGAGCCGCTTAGCACCGCGACTCAGCCTCACCGCCACGCTGGTGCCCTGACCGGTCGCTCCTGCGGCCAGCACCCCACCGAGAACAATAAAACAGCAGGTCAAAGGCCACGTGCTGCCTTCCTCCGCCATATGAGGAACGGCAGCACGCGACGTTAACCACCCCCGCTCTCTCCAATGCCCCGCGTTGTCGGGTCGTCCCGGTGCTGGCCGGGCGAGCGACGCACGTCAACCGCACCCAGCATCAGGAGAGAGCACCCCGTGAGCACCGCCGTCCTCGAAAGTAAGAGCCTGGTCAAGAACCTCAAGGCCCAGCTCGCAGAGAAGTCCGCCGAAGCCGAGCGGATCTCGCAGACGTTCCGGGTGGAGGACAACGGCGGGTTCGTTGTCAGCACCGAGCAGGCCAACGCTTTCAAGAAGGTGTCCGCCCAGGCGATGGAGCTCAAGCAGCTCATCGCCGACGCTGAGGGCATGGGCGAGGTCAAGCAGTACCTCGCCGCGCCCGACTCCGTACCCGCTGTCGGCCAGCACTACGGCCAGAAGCCGCTGGGCGCCATGGAGGGCAAGAGCCTCGGTGACCTGTTCGTCGAGAGCGCCGCCTACAAGAACGCCGCCCAGGTCGGGTTCCGTGACCGTCCGTATGTCCGCGCGGAGATGGAGGGCAAGTCGATCTTCAGCCTGTCCGCCGGAACCGTCACACACCAGACCCTCGGCTCCGCACAGAACCTGGGGATCGCCGAGCGCGAGTACCGGAAGTTCCACATCCGGGATCTGTTTCCCAAGAGCAGCACCAAGCAGGCCGTGCTCTACGGCGCGCGCGAGACCGGCTGGACGAATAACGCCAAGCAGGTGAAGGAGCGCTACGGCTCCGACGGCGTCAGCCCGGCGACCGGCGCTGACACCGACACGTGGGGCCGGGCGCCCCGCTCGAAGCTCTCGCTCGTCCCGGTCATGTACCCGGTCAGCGAGATCGCGCATCTGCTCGATGCACACAAAAACATCTTGTCGGACGAACCCAGGCTCAAGACCTTCATCAATTCGAGGATGATCGAAGGCGTGAAGTATCAGGAGGACTGGGACCTCCTGCACTCCGTCGGCGACGGCCAGAGCCTCACCGGCATCTTCAACACCCCCGGTGTCCAGCAGTACACGGGCTTGAACACTGATCAGTACAGCGTCCAGATCCGGCGCAGCATCACCAAGGCCCTGCTCGCCGAGTACGACCCGACCGGCATCGTCCTCAGCCCCACGATGTGGGAGCACGTCGAGGTCGAGGAGGACAAGACCGGGGCCTTCCGCGTCGCCCTGCAGATCGCCGTCGGCGCAACCAAGCGCGTCTGGCGCCTGGACGTCGTCGAGACGACGGCGATGGCCGACGGCCAGTTCCTTGTCGGTGCGTTCGGGCTCGGCGCCCAGCTCCACGACAGGGAGTCCGTCTCCGTGACCGTCAGCTCGGAGAACGCGGACAACTTCGAGAAGGGTCTGATCACCTTCCGAGCCGACGAGCGTGTAGCCCTGGAAGTCCCGCGCCCCGAGTCCTTCGTGATCGGCACCTGGACCCAGCCCACCACCGGCTGACCCCGGCCAGGGGAGGCACCGCCCACCGTCCTGGGCGGTGCCTCCCCTCCGTCCCTCTTCTGCACGACCTGACACGGAGGAACGCTGGTGACGGACAAGGAACTCGTCGGACTCGCCGCCGACCTGGACGCGCTGACCGAAGTACCGGCCGCCCGCAAGGGCCCGCCGTGCAGCGTCGCGGCCATGCTGACATCAGCCGACAAGGAGACCACGGCAACGCTGCGCCGCATCCTCGACACCTGTACGGTCTCCTCCACGGCCATCGCCGCAGTGCTCAGCCAGCACGGCCACTCGATCACCGCCTACACCGTGGCACGGCATCGCCGCCGCGGCGAGGCCAACGGATGCCGGTGCGCGCGATGACCCTGACGAACGACCTGGAGGCTCTCCTCCAGCCCGCCCGCTCCACGCAGTCGCAGCCGAGCGAAGTCCTGCGCCCACCCTCCACGGCACCCCGCGGATGGGAGGCCGGAGTCCGCTACGAGCCGGGCGGCACGATGGTCGTCACCGCTCCGGCCGCCGAGCAGCCCCCGAACAGCGAAGCCGACTGGCGCTCCCGCGTCGAAGAACTCGGCCTCGCCATCCCCGACGGCTGGAAGGTGCGTCTCATCGAGGCCCGCCACGACCCTGCCGCCTGGCACCGCGACGCCCAGGGCGAGGACGCTGTCACCCGGCCAGTCTGGCGCTGCCGCTACATTGTCGAACCCGCCACCCCTGCCTGGCTGTCCGCGGGCGACGTCGACACCCTGGTCCGCGACGCGATGCGCCGCCGCCGCAAGCCCCGCGCCCCCACCGACACCGCAGAGCGCGCCCTCGTCGTCGTGTACGCCGACGCGCAGGCCGGCAAGGTGGGTAGGGACGGCGGAACCCCGGAGCTGATCGCTCGCGTCGCCGAGCGGTTCGACCGGCTCGACGACCACATACGGGACCTGAAGGCCATCGGCCAAGAGCCCACAACTGCGTACTGGATGGACGCCGGGGACTGCGTCGAGAACTACGAGAACACCGCGCAGCAGGCGTACACCAACGACTTGACCATGACCGAGATGATCCGTGTTCACAGGCGGATCACTTTCGAGGGCCTGGACCGTCTCGCCGGGCGGTTCGGCCGCGTTGTCGCGGCGACGTGCGGCTCCAACCACGGCCGCGTGCGCCGTGGCCGCGAAGCCGTCGGACCGCCCAGCGACGACTGGGGCATCGAGGTCATGAGCCAGATCGCTGACGCGTACGCCCGTAACACCGACGCCTACGGCCATGTGTCCTTCGTGGTGCCGGAACGGTGGCGGGAGACGGTGAGCCTCGACATCGCGGGCACCACAGTGGGCCTCGCGCACGGCCACCAGTACGCCCGACCGGAGAAGGCCAGCGACTGGTGGCGGTCACAGAGCTTCGGTCGACAGGCCATCGCCGACGCCGCGATTTTGATCACCGGGCACTTCCATCACTTCCGGGCCACGCAGCTCGGCGCCGGGCGGCTGCACATTCAGGCGCCGACGCTCGACAACGGGTCCGACTGGTACACCGCCCGCTCCGGAGAGGTCTCCTCCGCCGGGCTGCTTGTCTTCAGCGTCGGCCCGGATGGTTGGGACCACCTCCGGCTGCTGTAACGAGCGCACCGTGCCCTTCCCGTAGGACGCGACCCAAGCGGGTACCGGCGCGCATCCTCCCTCGGCCACCGCATCCGGAGGAAGGGCACACCATGGGTCTGTATCGCCAGGACGACACCCGCATCACGAAGGCAAGTTTCCCCGCGGCCGCGCTCGACGATCCGCCTGTCCGGGTCACCGAAGACATCTACGCTTCCGAGCCGTACGGGCGCGGGGACGGGCAGCCCGAGGGCTCGAAGCGCTTCCTGCTGTACCCGGCCGGGGCGATCGTCGCACGCTCCGCCATTGGCCGCTTGTTCACCTCGGCATCGATTGACAGCATCAGCCCTGCCAAGGGCCCGGCGGCGGGCGGCACCGCCATCACGATCAAGGGCGCCGACCTCGACGGCGTCTCCGCGGTGTCCTTCGGTGGCGCCGTCGGCACGGATCTTCACGTCCGCTCGGCCACCGAACTGACGGTGAAGACGCCGCCCGGAGCTGCCGGGGCAGTGTCCGTGGAGCTCGCCGACGACAGCGGTGCCGTCTCCAAGGCCATCGGCTTCACCTACGTGGCCGCGGCCGGAGGCTGACCGGAGTACGGGGGCCTCGCATGAAAGCGGGGTCCCTTCTCCGCTTACCGCACCGCGCGACACAAGCTGAGTCCCCTGTGCAGGGTGCGCGCGTTCGGACTGACACCTCTTGAGGAGCCACCCATGGCCACCACCGCCCGCACCCGCAAGACCTCCAAGACGGTCTCCGAGGAGGCTCCTGTCCAGGAAGCCACCCCCGAGGCTGACTCGGCCCCCGCCGCGCCGGACGCCGCTCCGCTGGAGCCGCCGCACGTCGACGAGGCCCCGGAGCCCCCGGCACCGAGCCCGTACGTCACGCCGACCGAGGTCATCCCCGACGAGGAGAACCTGTCGGACGTCATCCTCGACGACGCCACCAGCCAGCCGCCCGCGGACCTCGACGCCGTCTTCGTTCCGCTCACCCCGTTCGGCTCGACCCTCCAGTGCACCGTCCGCCTGGTCGAGCGCACCTTCCTCGGGCCTCACCACAACCCCGTCACCCGACTCCTCCAGCCCAAGGGCGCCGTGGTCTCCGAGGGCATCGCCGCCCGCATCCGCGAACGCCTCGACGCGCAGGCCGAACGCACCGGCAGCAACCAGTAGGGGAGGCGAAGAGGTGTCGGTCTACGACCACAAGCCCATGTGGGCGGGGGCGCACTGCGATCCGGACCTTGCTGGCGGACAGGTGACGCGCCTCGACCTGTACGCAACACCCGAGCGTGACGGGCCGGTGATCGCATCGGTCGCACCCGCCGTCCGTCTCCGAGCCGGGGTGTACCGGTTCGATCTGCCCACCGTCCCTCCCGGCCGGTACTGGGGTGCGGTCACCTTCACCCTCAACTCGGCCGGGCGTCTTGTCACAGACACGTCCGTGCGCCTCGATCTCCCGACAGGCCAGGGCCTGGTCGGATCTCCGGAAGCGGTCGCCGACACGCTCGGCGTCCCGCTTCCTCTCACCTCCTCCCGACGCGCCGCCTACGAAGAGGAGATCCGCAACGCGCAAGCTGACGTCGCCGCATACCTGAACCGCCCCCTGGTGCCGACCACGACCACGCTGCGCGGCGTCACGCCCCGATGGACGGATACCCTCGACGACATCGACACGTGGCCAGTCCACGTCGATGACATCGCCGAGGTGGTCTCCTACCGCGCCAATCCGGACGGCACGTACGACGTGGATCTCCTCGTCGGTCTGAACGGTGCCCAGGAGGAAGCGGTCGTGCGGTACGTCGTCGCGCACGCCGCCGAGTCCATCCGGCAGCGGCCGGACCAGAGCACGGGACAGGGCCGCCGGGTCTCCTCGGTGAGCGCCGAGGGACAGTCCATCTCGTACGAGGCCGCGCCCACCACCGGGCAGGCGGGTGCCCTCCCTGTGATCAACAGCCTCAACCGGTTGCGCCGCCTCGTGTTCCAGCCCCTCTCTCGCCCGCCGCGTACCCCGTGGCCGTATTCGTCCAGCCGCTACATCCGATGCTGACCACCGAAAGACGTCATGCCCGTTCTCCTCCCAGACCGTGATCTGACCGCATACGTCCTGGCCCACCCCTGGACGCGCGACGCACACGGCACACCCGTTCCACCGCCTCCCGACACGCGGCCAGCCCCCACAGGGACCTGGGCCGGGGCCGCTGCGGAGCAGATGGACGGCACCTGGACGCTGCGCGTCGATCCGCGGTCCTGGCCGCTGAAGTCCGGCGACCTGCTCTCCGACGGCACCCGGACGTGGACGGTCGACAGTGCTCTCCTGAAGAAGGTCCCCGGCTGTGGGGCGGCGGACTACATCGCGGTGACCGCCGTCCTCAACCCGCCGGAGGCCCTCTGACCATGGTCACGTTCCACCTCGCGCCTGGCCTGGAACAGCGGCTCGCGCAGATGATTGCCCCGCACGTCCATCAGGTCGGCCGCGAGGTCGAGCGTGAGGCGAAGCGCCTCGCGCCGCCTACCAAACGCTGGATCACCGTCGCCGACGACCAGGTCCGTCCCACCCACGCCGCAGCACACGGCCAAGAGGTGCCCGACAACTTGCGGTTCGAGATCAACTCGATGGACTGGGACCGTCGGCACCGTGGCGTCGGCCCGATCACCTACATGCTCAAGCCGCGCGATGAATCGTCACGGGCCGTCGCGAATCTCAAGAACTGCCGGTGCGCCGTCCACAGCATCGCTGACGGCATCGCCCGTCACATCAAGACGGAACCGCCCTCCATCACCGGCACCACGGTCACCGTCAAGGTCGTCGCCAGCGGCAAGTACGTCGTGGAGGCCGAAGTCGGCACCGTCTACCCGGGAAACGTTGAAGCGAAGGGCGTGCACTACATGGCCCGTGCAGCCGCGGCCGTGGCCGCCCGAGGCTGAAGTCGTAGAGCCCGCACAGGAAATCCCGAGGCCGCGACACTAAGACACCCCGTGGGCACGCTCTCGCACCATGACCACCACCAAGAAGAGCACCGGCACCGCGGATGAGACCCAGCCGACCGGGTCTCCCGCCCCCCAGATCGTCGGACCGCCGCTGCGCCAGGGCCAGATCGCCGAGCGGGTGACGCTCGCCCACCATCTTCGGATCGGCGGCCGCGACTACCGCCCCGGTGACGCCGTGCACGTCTCGCCCGACTACGCCCGCCAGCTCCGCCGCAGCGGCTACATCGCCCGAGAGCGCACCTGACGATGCCCGACTCGTACGAGGTCGCCGAAGCCGATCCCGTCGCCACCGTCCTCGCCTGGCTCGCCGAGCACCCGAAGGTGACCGAGGTACTCGGTGGGCCGGGACGAGCCTCCGGGATCGCCGAGGCCCCATGGCCACACCTGCGAGTCGCCGCCGGCCCTGGTGGAGACCTCCGCGACCTGACCTGGGCAACCGAGACGGAGGTCTCGCTGGAGTTGCACGGTGATCCGGGAGGTTGGCCAGGTCCTGCGGCATTGCGTCGAATCCTGCTGATCTGCGCACTCGCCGTCGCCGAGCTCACGGAGGCTCCGCCCGCCGCTGGCCGCCCCGTCGTCAGCCGTGTCCGTCCATCTGGAATGCTCATCGACTCGCCGCTTGCCACCGGGCAGCCCCGTCACATCCTCGGGTTGCTTGTGACCCTCCGCCCCCGGTAGCCGAAGCAGACCCGCGTCGACAGGAGCCCGCGACGTTAGCCCTCTTCCCTCCCCATCGTGGCCGCCCCATTCCCCTGGCCACGAGGAGAGCCCGCTATGGCAGGCGAAATCACCAACTCGCGAGAAATCGTCGTACCTGCCCGCACACGCGTATGGCTGGCCCCGGTGGGCACCGCAGCCCCCGCGGACGCCGCCGTCGAGATGCCCGCTGGCTGGAAGTCCGTCGGTCTCACCACCGAGGACAGCCTGAAATTCAAGGAGGAGCCGAATTTTGAATCCGTGAAATCGGCGCAGACGGACTTCCCGAGCCGTACCTTCCAGACCTCCGATGCGGCAACCCTGGAGGTAGACCTCCAGCAGTGGAGCGGCACGAACTTCACGTCGGTGTTCGGCGGCGGCACCATCACCGAGATTGCCTCGGCCACGGAAGGCAAGGCCAAGCACTTCCGGTTCACTCCGCCGCCGATCGGCGGCCGGAGCGAAATCGCGGCCGTCATCGAGGTCATCGACGGAGCGAAGGCGTATCGCTACATATTTCCAAGGACCATGCAGATGGAAGGAGTTGAAACCGAACTGCAAAAGTCGAAGGAGGCGGTGCTGCCTCTGCGGCTGGCTGTCCAGGGTGGCGACAACTCCGATGCCTGGTACCTCCTGACCAACGACCCGGCATTCGCCCCGGCCGCATAGGCCGGAAGCTGACAGCTCGAAGGCTCGTGCCGGGCGCGGCGGACAACGGCCGCCGCGCCCGGCACGAGGCTGTTCGGGTACTCCACCGAGCTCGCTAAAACCGTGTCCTACATGGTGAGGCGGACGTACCGTTTGTAGCAGCAGAGGACGGCGGCGAGGCCGAGAAAGGCCAGGTAGTTCCGGGGATCGCGCTCGTAGCGGCGGTGCAGGCGTCGGCATCCGGCCAGCCAGGACACGGTTCTCTCGACCACCCAGCGGTGGCGGCTCAGCCGCTGGGAAGGCTCGATGCCCTTGCGGGCGATGCGATGGCGGATGCCGCGTTGACGAAGCCATCCCGCCCATCCGCTCCCGGCGCGGCCCGCGCCGCCGACGCCCGGCCAAGCTCCACGTCGACCCTGTTCTGAGCAGTCGCCGTCTCCCGCTGCACGCTCCTAGGGCCTGTCCGATGGGTCGTTGGCCACGGCCGGTCAACCAAAAGGTCACTTAGCAAATCGTTTCATCGCACCCAAGTGGGTGGCGTGCGGCTCATGGGGGTGCCGCGATAGGTCATGTCAGCGTTGTGCAGCACCTGATCAGCGTTCTAGCGAAGGATGTTCATGCGTCGTCATACTTGCCGTACTGCCTCCCTCATCATCGGAGCCGCCGCACTACTTGGGCTCATGGCCCCCGCGGCTAGCGCCGACGCGTCCGACCTAGCCGCCGCGGCTAACCCAAACGCCATGCTCGGCGGCGTGGTCACCACAGTCGCCCCCATTACGGGTGCCGTCGGAGACACCGTGAGCGGCCTGCTCTTCGGCGGTGGGGCGTCCGGCAGGTGATGGCCATGAACTTCCTCGAACAGCCCTGACCGGCACGCCAGGCCCCAGCCCACGATGCAGGCTGGGGCCACCCCAGCGCTGCATCGCAGACCTACCGGACAGGTCCTAGCCCCCAAGGCCCTGGACCGCTACCTTCTTCCGCAGTTCTGTTCGAGGGGCGAGGCCCCGGAACGAGCCCGGGGATCCCCAGGAACCGGAAGGAGCTCGCATGAAGAAGCTCAGAGTTCTGGCCGTCGTAGCGGCTGCGGTCGCCGCACTCGGCGGAGTCACCGCAGGGACAGCGCAGGCCGCTCCGGCCGCCCCGGCCAAGGCCTCCTACAGCAAGTGCCAGAGCATCCACACCTACCGCACCGGTCCGATGTTCCTGGAAGACCACGGATGGGGCGGGCAAGGCAGCGTCGTGGACACCTGGAAGTATGTGGACCAGGACGGCCATGCCCAGAACAACGAGCGCTGGTGCCTGGAGCCCGCCAACGAAGGCGGCTGGTACCTTCACCCCGCGTTCAACGCCGGCCTGTGCCTGGACGTGCCCGGCGCCAACTACGGTGAGGGCGTCGGCCTGGTCATCTGGAACTGCAACGGCCGCGAGAACCAGCGCTTCACCTTCTCCCAGCCCGGCCAGACCGGCGGCTTCATCACCCCGGTCAACCGCAGCCACAGCGGCAACCGCTACGCCCTTGATGCGGGCGAGGCGTACAGTCAGGTGAGCCTGGACTGGATCGGCCCGAACACAACGTTCTGGCAGTAAACCGGCTGATCTCTCAGTGCAAACGGCGACGTAGCCTCAGCGCGCGACGCAAGCAGAACGTGGTGCCTACCTTCCCGGAGCTCTGTCACTACCCGGGAGGACCTGTTCCGTGAGCCCCTTCATCGACCTGGACGCCGCACGCCGCGAGGTACAGCACCCGGACGGCATCATCGCCCGTTTCGGCGGCCGCGACTTCGTGTTCCCCGCGGAGCTGCCCGCCGACTCCCTCAACACGCTGCTGTCCGAGGAGCTGGACCTCGTGGGCCTGCTCGGCGATCTGATGGTGACCACGAATACCTCGGTGGCCGGTGAGGCGATCGAGGTCCTGACGAAGCGCCCCACGTTCCTGAAGAAGTTCTGGGCAGGGTTTCAAGAGCTGTACAAGGTGCTGCTCGGCGAGGAGCAGTTCGAGGCGTTCGTGGCATGCCGCCCGTGGATCGGGGACTACGTCCGGCTGACCAAGGGCCTGGCCCGCGAGTACGGGGTCAGCCTGGGAAAGTCGTTTGGACTTGTCAGCTCCTCGCAGAGCGATGGGGAGACGTCGAGTCAGACCTCTCCCGATACCACGGTGTCGATGCCCGCCGAGTCTGGCTCGACCCCGGGCAGTCCGGCTTCCTCGGGCTCCGCAGACTGACCGTCCTCCTCGACCGGCTGCCCGAGGACTCCCGGACCCGGTCCACCCGCTTCGGCGGGTGGACGGTCACCACCGAGCTCCTGGCGCAGCTCCTGGAAGAGGTTTCCCTGCTCGCCTCGGACCGTCGCCGCTCGGACCCGCGCACCATCCCGCGCCCGTACGACACCGGTGGCGGCGTTCCCCAGAGGAACGGCCGGGCCGAGCAGCCCCCGCAGACAAGCGGCCACCGCCAGTTGCTGGCGGCTGCGGCTCGACGAGGAATGGTGCAGGGTCATCGCTGAGGGAATGCAGGCTGGCCGCCTGGAGGTACCGGTAGTCGCGTCGCTCGATGGCTTCGGCCGCGAGCTACGGACGAAGGTCGAGACCGCGGCCAAGGGGCTCAAGATCAAGATCCCAGTGCGGATCGACGACAAGGGGCTGCGCAAGCGACTGGAGCGAGCGGTCAAGGAAGCCTCCAAGGGGGTGTCGGCGAAGGTCAAGGTCAAGGCCACCGTCGATCGCAGCAAGTTGCGCCGAGAGCTGGACGAGGCGGTTCGCGGTGCGTCCGCTGGTGACGGCGTCAGAGTGCCGGTCCGGGCGGACGGCGAGGGCGAGGGGCGTCGGGGCGGAGGGCTGCTCAGCCGCCTCCGTGGTCTGCTTGGTGAGGCCCAGGGGGAAGCGGACCGGAACCCGGTACGGGTACCGGTGCAGATGCAAGAGCCGCGCAGAGGCCATGGCGGCGGCCGGCGGATGCTGCGGACGTTGGCACTCGGCTCGCTGGTCTCCGTTGTCGCCCCTGCCCTCGGGGCGCTGACCCAGTACGGCATGGCGCTGACCGCGCTGGTGTCCGCGGCTTCACCGGCCGTCGGCGTCCTCGGCGCGGTACCGGGCCTGATCGCTGCTGCCGGAACCGCGGCTGTTGGCACGCGCGTTGCCTTCGGCGGCTTTGGTGAGGCGCTGAAGGCCACTTTCAAGGAGCAGAAGCAGCTCGCCAGCGGCACGAAGATCACCGAGGCGCAGCAGAAGCAGCTGGCTCAGGCCATGGGCGACGTGTCGTCCTCCGCGAAGAAGACGGTTCTGGCGATCGCGGGAGTCAGCGACTCGTGGAAGGAGATGCGGAAGGGCGTACAGGAGCGCTTCTTCTCGAAGATCGCGGACCAGGTCGAGCCGCTGTCGAAGGCCGTCCTCCCGTTGCTGTCGTCGTCCCTGGGCGACGCGTCCTCCCAGATGGGCAGCCTGGCCCGGCGGGGCGCGAAGTTCATGCAGAGCGGTGTCTTCTCCTCGGACTTCCGGACGATCGCGAAGACCAACTCCGCGCTGATCGGGAACATCAGCGGGAGCGTCCGGAATCTGGGTCACGCGACGATGGATTTCCTCGTCGCGAGCGGTCCTTTCACCCGGCGGGTGGGCAACGCCGTGGAGCGTACGACCCGGTGGATGCGCGCCTCGGCAGCTGCCGGCCGCGAGACGAAGTCGCTTGCGAAGTTCCTTGATCACGCGGGCGACAAGGCAGCGCAGCTCGGCAGGACCACGAAGTACCTGGGCAAGGGGCTGGCCGCGGTTGGCCGTGCCGGGATGGATTCCGGTAACGCGCTGCTGGACGGCCTCGAAGGCACCATGGTCCGCTTCAACCGCTGGGCGAGGTCCGAAAAGGGCCAGACCGGAATGAAGCAGTTTTTCAGCGATGCCGCTCCGACGTTCCATGAGCTGAACATGCTGGTCGGGGATTTCTTCCGCGGCCTCGGGCGCATGGCACAGAACAACGGCATCACACAACTGGTCCGGCAGATCCGCACGGAACTGATGCCGGGTGTCGGCAAGTTCTTCGACTCCATCGGCCAGTCCATCGGTCCCGCGGTCATCAGCCTGATCGCGAACCTGGCTACGGCGTTCTCCAGTCTCTCCTCCGCCGGGTCCGGGCTCGGGGTTTTGCTGACTTCGTTCAACGGCCTGTTGTCGCTGTTCAACCAGCTGATGAGAACGGTGCCGGGGCTCGGCGCGGCCCTGGGAACCCTGCTCGGTGCCTTCATGGCGTTCCGGATGCTGTCGAGCATCGTCTCCGTCATGGGCCGCTTCGGCACGTCCATGCGCTCCGCCGTCACCTCCAGCGCCAGTGCCACCGCTGTTATCGGTCCGCAGATCAGCACTTGGCGGCGCCTGCGGATCGCGGCCTCCGAAGGAGCAAGCGCGGTCACCGGCGCGATTCGGGGTGCGGGAGCCGCGGCCAGCAGTATCGGTACCTCGATGCGCAACGTGGTCAGCTCCAGCTCCGGAGTCACCGGCGCGATCGGGCCCCAGATCAGCGCGTGGAACCGCGCACAGGTCGCGTACCGGGGGGCGACGCAGGACGCAGGCAGCCTCAGCGGCGCCCTGCGCAGCGCTGGCACGGCCGTCAGCAAAGCAGGGTTCGGGGTCGGCTCCCTGGTCAACGCGCTCGGCGGACCGCTGGGCGCAGCGCTCACGGCCGCGTCGGTCGGCCTGGGCCTATGGGCCAGCCACCAGGAGAAAGCGGCGCGGGCCACCCAAGCACACCAGGAGCGTGTCAATTCACTCGCGCAAGCTCTGCGGGATTCAGGCGGTGCCATCGACGCGAATGTCCGCGCCCAGACCGCTCAGCTCCTCCAGGACACCAAGCTTGCCGACGGCAAGGGCAAGCTCGTCGACAAAATGCGAGCGGCCGGAGTCAGCCTCAAGGACCTCACCGACGCCTACCTCGGGCCCACCGACTCCCTGAAGAAGCTCCAGGAGCAGCTTGAGGCGACCGCGAAGGCGCACTCCTGGATCGAGAAGTCCGGCAACAGGGAAACCCAGCGGATGTCCCTGAGGTACGACGAGACCGGTCGTGCTGCCAAGAACGCCGCCGAGGCCCTCAAGGGAGTTCGCGGTGAGCTGGACGAGTCGGTCGCCAAGAACAAGGAGCTCGCCGAGGCATCGAAGAGTGCTGGCGGCACGGGCGCGGACGCCTTCAGCCGACTGAAGTCCGCGGTGAACGGGCTGTCGTCGGAGACTGCCAGCGCTGATGAACGGATGACCTCCCTCAAAAGGGCGCTTGATGCGATCACGGGTAACACGGAGAGCTTCCACGAGGCTCAGACGCGGCTGAATGCGGCCATCTTGTCAGTGAACGACGCGATCGAGCAGGGCGGCGGGAAAATTGAGAACGCGTCGAAGATGCTCATCGGGTACGACGGGCAGATCAACACGGCCAGCAAGTCCGGGCAAGAGTTCAACGCGAGGATGACGGAGCTGCGGAATTCAGCCCTCGGCGCCGCGACGGCCGCTTTCGAAATGTCCAAAGCCAACGGCACCCCGCTGGCAGAAGCGCTCAAGACGGGCCAGGGCGAGATGGAGAAAGCCCGCACCGCGGCAATCAACTACGGGGTGTCGCTCGGGCTGACGGAGAAGGAAGCCGGGGCCCTGGCCGACAAGATCGGCCTGATGCCGTCGACCGTGTCGATGCTGTTCAAAGCCGAGGGCATGCCCACCATCTACACCGAACTCGTCGGCCTCCAGGGCCAGCTCGGCAAGCTGAAGGCGGGCGACAACACCGTCTTGGTCAAGGCACCGACCGGGGAAGCCATGGCGGCACTCCAGGCCCTGGGCTACCAGGTGAGCGTCCTGCCCGACAAACAGGTGATGATCAAGGCGCCGACGGACGAAGCCCGAGGGCAGCTGGACATGCTGCTGAGCGCCATGGCCGCAACCCCCTCGAACAAGCAGGTGACGGTCTCCACGATGATCGGGGATGCCGTCTCGGGCCTGACGAGCGTGCGGGACTCGGTGGTGTCCCTGCCGGAGGACCGTACGGTCCAGGTGTCGGCTCCGAGCGCGCTGGCCCAAGAGGAGCTGCGCCAGCTCGGTTTCCGGATCGAGGAGGTGCCGAACTCCAAGGACGTGAAGATCACCGCGCCCAGCGATTCCGCGATCGGCTCGGTACAGGCCATCCAGAGCGCCATCAACGCGCTGACGGGCAAAACGGTCGACGTCACCGTCAGGTACAACAGCGTCGGCAAGCCGTACGCCGACACCAGCGAGCACGCGAACGGCGGGATCGTCCGGTTTTCGCAGTACGCGAACGGTGGCATACGACGGCTTGGGAGCCGGGTGAAGGCATTCGCCCAGGGCTCGGAGCGGCACGTCGCGCAGATCGCACGGGCGGGCGAGTGGAGGCTGTGGGCGGAGCCCGAGACCGGGGGCGAGGCGTACGTGCCGCTCAGCAGGGCGAAGCGCCGCCGCTCCAAGGCGATCTTGGACCAGGTTGCCCGCGAGTTCGGCGGCCAGGTTGTCTACCCCGACCTCAACAGCGCCCAGGCCCCCTCAGCCCTGTACCGCAACGCCCGTACTGCTTCGGTTGCCCGCCCCAGCGGCGCCCACGTGAACACCTCGCTCGTCGGCGGAGACCTGAACCTGACCATGACCGCGGCCCCGATGTCGCCCGGGGCCGCGCTCCAGGACGCCATGTTCGAGCTGCGCCGTATCAAGCACGGAGGCGCCCATGCCTGACCGACGGCTCACGGAAGGCCAGTGGAACCTGGTCTACAACGGCAACGGCGTCCACCCCGGAGCCGACTTCCTCTTCGGAACGCGCAACACCGGCTACGACCTGGTGGAGCCGTATGAGGTCACGTACGGCGATCCGGAAGTCGGCGACGTCGCACTGCCACGCGAGGACGGCATCCGGCTGGGCCAGGACCACCGGTCCACCGCAACGATCAACTTCTCGATAGGCGTCGACACCGTCGACGCCGCCCACAACGCGGTCGGCCGCTACGGCGCGAACCTCAACGCGGTCTCACGGCTCGGCCAGGCATGGCGAGCTGATGCGGTACGGCGACGGTTCGGCGAACGCGCGGTGCTGCGCACCGTACAGGGTGGGCGCGGCCGACGCTTCTATGGGCGGCCCCGCAAGTTCGCGCCCGCGGCCAGCAGGCTGAGCCGGCAGGGGCACACCACCGTCGAGGCCAGCTTCCTCGCCGCCGAGGACATCGCGTACGACGACCGGCAGCAGACCATCCGGGTGGACATGGCCCCGCCGCCTCACCGGGGGCTGATCGGCCCTTTGCGCTCGCCGTTGTCCATGGCCGGTCTGGGAGTTACCGCGGTTCCCGGTGAGATCGTGGTCGGCGGCGACACCCCGACGTGGCCGGTGCTCACGTTCTACGGGCCGGTCGCCACGCCGCAGTGCGAGGTCCTGGGCCAGTGGAAGGTGAGCTTGAACCTGGTGCTGGACAAGGGCGAGTGGGTGCGCATCGACCCGCGGCCGCTCGCCCGCACGGTGCTGCGGAACAATGACACCTCCGTCGCCGACACCCTCGACCGGCACTCGCCGCTCCTGGCCGACATGCAGCTGCCCCTGGGCCAGCACGACGTGGTCCTGCGGGGCCGGGACGACACCGGCACCTCGTACCTGACGGCGTCGTGGCGCAACGCCTACTCCTACCTGTAGAGCCACCTCCGCCGCGGGTCGGCCGACAGGTCGGGGCCACCGGCTCGCAGAGGACTGCGGGGCCCACGACCTCGTGGGCAGAGCGTTCGCGCTGAGGGGGCGACGCAAGGCGCCGACGCCGGGGACAGTTCCGCGCTGGTATTCCCGAGCGCGATGGAGGACAAGATGTCGTGGGACAGCGTTCCGTGGTTCACCGAAGGGGGCGCGGAGCACTCCTCCGAGATCGCGAGGGTGCTGGCGTACGCCGCTTTCTCCGGTGCGCAAGGCATCATCGGCGGCGGTGACCTGCGGGTCCGGGCCCTGAATACCCCAGCGCCGGCCGTGCAGGTGATGCCCGGGGCGGCGGCGATCCTCAACAGGGCGCCCGGTTCCACGTATCAGGCGTACGCGGCGCGGCTCCCGATTGCTGAGGAGGTGCCGATCGCGGGGACCGGTGCCGCCGCGCGAAGTGACCTGATCGTGGCCCGCGTCGAGAACCCCTACTCGTACGGGGAGACGTGGCCGCAGCCGAAGGACAAGGCGAACGGGCCCTACGTGTTCACCCGGGTGATCAGCGGAGTGCCGAAGTCGACCACGGACGTCCGGCAGGTGCGCCCGGGGGACTCGGCGATCACGCTGGCCCGGATCGACATTCCGCCGCAGACCTCCGTCGTCACCGGTTCCATGGTCAAGAGCTTGAGGGAGATGGCCAACCCTCGTCGTCGTCGCGTCGTCCGGTCTCTTCAGGGTGTGTGGGACGAGTCCAAGATGGACGAGGTCGGCGACATCCATTATCCGGAGTTCGAGGAGTTCCCTGATGGCGCCAACTGGGATTTGGAGATTCCCGAATGGGCGTCTTCGATGACGGTGATTGCGACCTGGGCTCAGCTCGACCAGCGCAATGAGGCGGACTCTTACGGGTATCTCCAGGTAGGTGTTGGGGGTGTCGAGGGGCAGCCTGACAGCACTCCCATGCTGCTGAAGTCCCCGACGACCCGGTACAACTGTTCATTCCGTGGAGGCCAGCGCTATACGTTCGTCGCCGGTGGCATAGTAAATATTCCGGCAGCCATGCGCGGAAACGTGTACCCGTTCATCCTTCAGGGCTCCGGCGACCCGAAGCGGAAGGGGCTGCTGGAAGCCGACGGCGGTAGCGCCGTATTCCTTGACGTCGAGTTCGTTGAGGACGCGCACGAGGATGAGATCTGATGCGCGGGTGGCGGTTCATTGCCCAGCGGGCCCTGGGAGACAAACGCATCCTGGACTGGGAGGTGCCCCTCGCGCTGTCCACGAACCCCAAGCGCGTACTGTCCGGGCCGGGCCAGATGGTCGGCACCATCGAGCCCGAATACGCGCGGATGATCGGCTCGGACGGGCTGCCAGTCCTCCAGGAGTGGGGCACCAAGGTCTACCTGGAGATCGACGGGCACATCCGATGGGGCGGGATCGTGACCGACGTCGGTTACGACGGCCCGAAGATGACCGTCACCTGCGAAGGCTTGTCCTGCTACCCGTCCGGAATCCCCTTCGAGGACCGGATCGCATCCGGAGAACTCATCACTCCGGAAAGCAAATACATGGACAAGAACCATGACGGCTACATTGACGGCAGCAAGCCGCGCCGGAAGATGCCGCCCGAGGCAGAGCCTTACCCGGGACCGCGCATCGACGCATTCGATGCGTTCCGGGCGATCTGGAAGCATGTCCAATCTCGCCCCTACGGAAATATCGGGCTGGCTATCGACGATCATAAATTGGGCGAGAAGCTCGGCGCAGAGGACGGAAAAGACCCCTGGAAACTGGAGTGGTGGGACAATCCCGACTGCGGCCAGGCGCTGGATTCACTCACCAAGGACGTCCCGTTCGACTGGCTGGAGACGCACCAGTGGGCAGGAGATGGCAACGAGGTGGAGCACCGTATCCGTCTCGGGAAGCCACGCCTTGGCCGTAAGCGCGAAGACCTGCGCTTCGCCGACGGAGAGAACATCGCGGCCGTCGCCACGCCGAAGGGCATGGCGGACGAGTTCGCCAACGAAGTCGTCGTCCTCGGCGCCGGCGAGGGCCAGAAGATGAAACGCGCCCAGGTCCATAAATTCGACGGCAGGCTCCGCCGGGTCGCTACCGTCACGGACAAGACCCTCAAGGCCGACAACGCACTGCGCACGCGCGGCGAGCAGGAGCTGGCCGGGCGGACCATGGGCGTGCAGATCCCGATGATCCAGGTCATCGACCACCCCAGCGCCAGCTTCGGCTCCTGGAACCTGGGCGACGACATCCGGGTCCAACTGCACGTGCCGTGGGTGGGCGACGTGGACGTGTGGCATCGCATCGTCGCCGACGAGATCTCCGCCGACGGGCTGTGCACGCTCGAACTCAAGCGCAGCGACAGCTTCCACTACTGACGTGAGCTGCGCTCGCAACGCGACGTTAGCCGTCCCGGTCCCGTCAGCTACGGCGCATGGTCAACTCGTTGGATGCGCAGGTCGAAGCGAGGCGCGCGGCACGCCTGTTCGCCGACTACGACCGTCGGCTGCAAGCCCTCGAACGCACTGCCCAGAGCGCCTACTCCTCGATCGAGGGCGGGGCGCTGGACATCTTCGACAACGACGGGGTGCTGCGGGGCACCGTCGGCATGCAGACCGACGGCACGGTCGGGGTCGTCCCGCACAATGCCCCGCCCCCGCCCATCCCCACCGCCCCACTGGTCCAGCCAGCGCTCGCCGGGCTGACCATCGCGTGGGACGGGGAATGGGAAAACGCCTACCGAGCCCCCCTCGACTTCGCCCGCGTGCAGGTCCACATCGGCTCGAACGAGGGCTTCGATCCCAGCCCGCAGACCCTCAAGGCCGCGATCACCAACACCGGCGGCGGAGGCGTCACGCTCGCGAGCGAGAGCTACACGCCGGTGTGGGTGCGGCTGATCGGCGTGAACGCCGCCGAAGTCACCGGTCTGCCGTCAGCCGCGGTGCAAGCCGTCCCGCGTAAAGCCGTCGGCCAGGACATGCTCGACGGGATCGTCACCGACCTCCAACTCGCCGAGCAGGCCGTGACCGCCGCGAAGGTCGCCGCGGGCGCCATCGATGAGAACGCGCTCGCCAACGCCGCGGTGACGACGGACAAGATCGCCGCCGCGGCTGTGACCGCCCGGGAGATCGCGGCGGCCACGATCACCGGCGGCCACCTGGCCGCCGCAACGATCCAGGCAGGCAACCTCGCGGTCGACGCCGTGGCGGCCGGGAAGATCGCCGCCGACGCGGTCACCGCGCGCGAGATCAAGGCCCTGGCCGTCACCACCGACAAGCTCGCCGTGAACGCGGTGGACGCCACCCGCATCCAGGCCGGAGCCATCGACGCCACCCACCTGAAAGCCGGGTCGGTCACCGCCGACAAGCTGAGCATCGGGGTCAACGGCAACCTCATCCCTGACTCCTCGTTCGAGACCGAATACGTGGCGGGCCGTCTCGCCGGGCGCAGCGACGCCGCCGTGATGCCGATCGGCAACCGCTCCGCCCGAGCCCTGGTTTTCACCCTCGACGCAGCGTCCGGCCGGACGCTGGAGTACGAGCCGTTCCCGGTCACTGCCGGAGAGCGGTACTGGGCTGCGTTCGACGCGAAAGCCGGAACCGACTTCGTCAGCAACGGCCGGGCACAGCTCGCCCTGCAATGGCTCAGCACCGACGGCACCCTCTTGGAGGCCAGTGCGACCAGCGCCAGCAGCCTCAAGGCGGACGACACCTGGCGACGGGAATCGTCCGTGCTCATCGCCCCCGCCGCGGCCGCCGCCTGCCGCCCGCAGCTCCAGGCCCCATCCGGCAAGGGGAAGGTGTGGTTCGACAACGTCGAGCTGCGTCCGGTGCTGTCCTCGGCCACAGGCGGGGAGCGCGCGGAGGTATCCCCCGAGGGGCTGCGTATCTACGACAGCGAGGGCGAGGAGGCCGTCTGCCTGATCAGCGGGCGGCCGAACTACCTGACCCTGGCCGACAACGGGAGCCCGGTCGCCACGATCGACCAGTACGGCCGCGGCGCCTTTCAAGATGTCGCCGTGGCCGGACGGCTGACCGTGGGCGGAGACGACCTCGGCACGATCCTGGGCCGCCTGCCGCGCGGCGTCGTCGCGCAGAGCCCCATCCTCTCCACCGTCTCCACCACCGGTACCGAAATGGGCCTGATGGAGCTGGCCTTCTCCGCCGACGCCTCGCGCCTGTACCGGATCGTCCTCGACTGCTACGCCAACCCCTCGGTCACGGGCGGCGAGATCCAGCTTCGGCTGCGCGACGGCGGAACGAACGCGCCGACGATCAGCTCCCCGCAGATCCAGTCGGTCATCAACCCGATCGCTGGCCCCGACTGGGCCCGGGTACGCCTGGAAGTGATCAAGACAGGCGCCGCCCTCGGGGCGGGCAGTCACCGCCTCCTGTCAACCTTCTGCAACGCCAACGGTCCCTCGGGCCAGTCGATGGCGATCTTCGGCGGCGAGTACTACCCCGGCGTGATGTACGTGGAGGACGTCGGCCCCGCGGTGTCCGCCACGGGCATCTACAACCGGGGCGGGGCGAGCGCGAAGCCCGCCCCGCAGACGTACACCAAGGTCTACGACGCGACGTGGTCCGGCTCGTACGCCAACCGCGGCTCGTACAACTCGTACTACGGCAACAAGATGATCCAGGGCTACTACTCGGCCAACAACGGCATGCAGGCCGCCCTGGCTGGCTTCGGACCGGACATGGCGTCCGATCTGAGCGGAGCGCAGCTCGTCCGCGCCGAGGTCTACCTGTACTACGAGACTTGGTATGCCAACTCCGGTGGCGAGGCCGTCATCAAGACGCACAGCCACACGTCAAGACCCTCGTCGTTCTCCACCGACTCCAAGTCCGTCACCGCGAGTTTCGCGAAGAACGAGGGCCGCTGGGTGGACATCACCGGAATCTTCAACCCGAGCTGGTTCCGCGGCATCTCCCTGGACCCCAACTCCAGCTCGTCCACCTACTACGGGCGAGCCCACGGCTACGGCGACACCAACCCCCCACGCCTTCGCATCACATACATCAAGTAATCCCCCGCCCCGCGAAAGGAATCCCGCACCCGCCATGGCATCCGCCCCACTGCTCACCCAGCACGTTCTGGCCGCGACGCCCGCCTTCCAGCACCGCGTCCGCATGGCCTTCTCCCACGTCGCCCAGGAAGTTTGCCGAGAAGACCCCACCACCCCCGGGCACGACCTGCGCTACGCCCTCGCCCGGACCGTTTTCAACCCCTCGGACCTGAGTGCCCCCGGCTTCGCACCGGCCATCGCCACCACCCGCCGGGTAGCAGCCGCCGCGCAGGCCGCCTACGACGGGACCTCGGGCGCCAGCGCCGAAAGCGGGGTGAGCGACGAGCTGATCGTGGAGGCGGTGCGCCAGATGTGGAACTACGCCTGCGGCTGGGTTCCGGGAAGCAACGGACAGCCCGAAGGCCCGTGACCGCGGAGCACGCGACATAAGGGCTCGCCCGGCACCACGGTGACCAGCGCGGAGAGCCACGGGCCCGCGCCCCCTGGCTCTCCCGCTCGCCCTACTGATGGAACCGATGAGGAGGCGCCCGTGGAATGGCTCGTCTCTATGGCGCCCGTCCTCACGCCCCTCTGCGGCATGACCGGCGTCCTGGGCGGCGCGTGGCTGGTACACCGGCAGACCAAGCGTAAAAACGACAGCGAGGCGAATATCGCCGAGTCGCAAACGTTCATCGCAGCCGTCACGACGGTCACTGAGGGGTTCACCGGCCTCCTTGAGCAGCAGCGGGTGGTGCACGCCCAAACCCTGGAACGGGTCACGACCCTCGAAGCCCGGCAGATCGATCTCGAGCGGAAGGTCGAGACCCTCCAGGAGGAACAGCGCCAGTGGCGGCGCTGGAAAGCCGCGGCCATCGACTACATCCGTCACCTCCGCGCCCTGGTGCTCAAGGAGCACGACCAGCCGCCGGTCCCGCCCCGCGAGATCGCGGACGACCTCGACGAGAGAACGAGCGACTGATGATCAGCGGGCGACACAAGCCCGCCGACGCGTGCACAGTCCGGCCTTCCGACACACACCCGAGAAGGGCTGGACTCCATGACAACGCTCGAATCCATCTCCACCGGCGCCCAGGTGGGCGCGCTCCTGCCGCTGCTCACCGCGATCGTGCAGCGCCCGGCCTGGTCGGCGGAGGTGAAGAAGATGGTCGCCGTCGCCCTCGCCCTGGTCGCGGGCGTCGTCACCGTGGCGGCGTCCGGCGGCTGGGCACAGTTCCAGCACGGCACCCTCACCTTCGCCACGCTCACCGCCGTCCTTGCCGCCTCCCAGACCACGTACGACCTGCTCTGGAAGCCGAGCAAGCTCGCCCCGGTGATCGAGTCGGTCACCAGCCCGAAGCCCTCGGGCCAGGCCGGATAGCACTGCGGCCGGTAACCCCGCCGGGATGCCGGCAGGTATCATCCGCATCAAGGTGGCCGCTTCGCCGCCGAACCCACTGCGTTGAGGGTTGCTGCTGGTCCCGGGGAGTTTGGTTCTTCCTTTCCTCCTGGGTCTGGCCAGCAGACACACAGCCCGAGACCACTGCGCGCGTGTAGAGCGTCCAGGGCCGGAGAGTGGTTGCTCCTGCGATGACCCGGCACACGGAGTGGGTTCGGTTGCGAGGCGGCCATCGCCTACTAGACGCCAGCCGCCGCGTGCGGCACCACGGCTTGAGCAGCGATCAGGAGGAACCGCGGGGATGGCCGATGCGCAGCCGCCTGCCGAGAAGGTCACGGCAGAGGTCAAGCGTCTGAAGGAGATGTCTCACCAGGCGTTCTTCGAGGCGTGGATCACGTACGTACAAGGCGTCGCCGACAGGCGGGCCCCCGCGCGCGAGGTACAGGCCGCGGCGTTCTGCTCCCAGGGCTTGGCCAGCCGTACGCTCACCGCAGCCGACCGCGCCGCCCGCGAGCTCAAGACGGCAGTCGCGCGACGGGACGGCGAGTCGAAGCGGGACCACCAAGCCCGCATCCGCGACTTCCGGCAGCAGCTCCAGGACGCACGAGACCCCGTCGTGACCGCGGTGGAGGACTTGGCCGCGGACGAGGCAGAGTACCTGGCGCAGCTCGACGACGAGGCGTTCGCCGAGGAGTGGTCGGCGTTCGTCCGAGAGGCCGCCGGCAGCTCGCGGTCCGGCCGTGACTACGTCCAGGGCCTGGCGTTCCGCTCCCCAGAGGTGGCCCCGCGCACGCAGGCCCTCGCTGTGCAGATGATGCGGAACCCGGGGGACTTCCTGCCAGAGGTGGAAGGCGAGTCCCGCAAGGCGCATCAGGCGCGCGTCACGCAGCTCCGCTCGCGGTTGGAGGCGGAGCTCCGGTTCCTCCAGTACACCCTGAACTACGCGGTGGCGCGGTGGGGACGGATGCCGACCGCGCCGAACTACCGTCTTCAGGCGATGCGGCTCCTCGCCGAGAAGTACCCGGAGGAGTTCTCCCGGTTGCGCAACGCGGTACGCAACGATGCGCGGCAGGCGCGCGAGGAAGTACAGCAGCAGCGGCGCGCCGAGCGCCGACCGCAGGCGCGCTCGGCGAACTGACAACGCGCTTGCGCCCCCCGGGGCGCGCCCGGTCCGGGCGCGCCCTTCTTCATGCCCGCGCGCCCGCGCCATCGTGGCGCGCCCCCCGTCCGGCCGTGACGCGGCCTTCCAGGCCAGGCCACGCACGCGCCACCCGGCTCCGGCCACAAGCGGACCAGGCGCGCCCGAGCATGGCGCGCGGGAAGAATCCGCAGGTCAGCCTATGGCGCGCCAATCAGGAGCGCGCGCTTCCCAGTGCGGGGCGCGCCTGGGGGGCGCCACCGGATGCCGACGCGCCTCTCCTGTCGCGCCGAGTCGGGCGGGCGCGCCACCCGGCGCGCGTGGTGGCGAAGGCGCGCTACTCCCTGGAGGCGCGGAGGCGCGCCGCCACAGCCACCCGCGGAGCCAGGTGGCGCGCCCTGGTCACGGCAAGGCGCGCCCGCACGACGGCCGGAGGCGCGCAGGCGCGCCTCCGGCAGGTGGCGTGACATGACGCGCGGAGCGCGCCTCACCCTGGCGGGAGCGGGAGAGGCGCGCCCGGAGCGCGTCAGCTCATGTCACCCGACGGTGGCGAGGTCGGTGTAGAGCGTCGCGAACATTTCGGCGATCTTCAGCTCCGGCCTGCCTGCGAGCCGGTAGGCGGTGGCGATGTCCCGTTCGCCGCGCTCTTCCAGGAGGCCGATCACCATGGGACGGTGCTCGATGACGTACGTGCGCAGCTTCGTCATCGGCGGCGGCGCGCCCTGGTCGGGGGCTGAGATCGGCTCCAGGTGTTCCTGCATCGTCATGCCCATAACGCGGGCCTGGATCTCCGCCTCGGTGAGCAGCACCGTCATCACTCTGTTGACCTTGTTCATCTGGGCAGGGCGGGGCCGGGGGAGGTCCTGCGGTTCCTCGGCTTCGCTGGTCTCCTCGGGTCGCTCAGGGGTGGGCGGTTCCTCGTCCGGGCCCGGGGGCGGCGGCGTTCCCTCGTTGACGGGCTCGGGCTCGTCCGTCGGTTCCTCCTCGTCGACCGCGTGCCCGGTCAAGTCCTGCTTGTCTCCGGGCTCCTCGCCGCCCTCCATGCCCGCCTGTGCCTGCTCGGCCTTCGCTTTGAGGTGGTCCAGCGACTTGGTGATCAGGTCGTCGGCGCTCATCACGCCCCACGCGGTGTCCGTCTTCACGGCCGTGAGCGTGCGACGGCCGTGATACTCGCGCAGCTCGCGCAGGGCGTTCTCGGGGTCGCTGGGGTGCATCAGGGCGTCGCGGATCAGCGTGGCGGCCTGCTCGCTGGTCAGGGCCGGGGCAGGCCGGGCGGGCTGCTGAGACTGCTGGCCGTGCTCCTGCAAATCGGCGTCGGGCCGCAGTTCGGAGGCGGAGCGGGACTCGGCGGCGTCTTGCAGGCCAAGGCGGCGCAGCAGCCCGTCTATGGTGAAGTCGTGGAACCGCTGGGTCTCGCCGGGCTGGATCTCCATGTGGAGGGTCCGCACGCCGGTGAGCCATGCTTCGCCGATGGCGTGAAGGTCCACGATCGCGTCGACGGCCGCGGGAAGGTTCTTCTCCGTCTTCACCTTCCGGGTCGTGTTGCGGGTCGGCTTGTCGTTCTCGAACGCCGTGACGATCTCTGTGCGGGCGAGCAGCAGGCACGGGCCCTGGTGGCGACGCAGGAGCCACAGCACCTCGCCCCACCGGTCCTTGGCCCGGTTCCACAGGTCCGAGTCGATGACGACCGGGTCGTCGAGGGTGGGCACGCGGGAGCGGTTGCGCTCCGCCTTGCGGATCGCACGGTTGCGCGCATACATGGCGATCTCGTCGCTGAGCATGTCCCACAGCGAGGTCATGGAGTCGATGACCAGCATGTTCGGCTTGTCGTCGACGCGGGGCTGGTGGTTCACCCAGCGGATCGCGTCGAGGATGTCCTGGTACGAGCCGTCGTGCGGGACGATCTCGTAGTCGGCGCCCGGAACACGGCCGTAGTAGTCGGCGGTCCCCTCGGTGCCGCCGATCTCGATCCAGTACGTCATGCCGATCAGGTCGGAGCCGGAGCCGCGCGCTGCCTCGTAGCTCTTGCCGGTCTTCTCCGGGCCGGTGAGCAGGATGATCGGCGGATTCGGCTTGCCGGTGGGCTTCCGGCTCTTGCGGGTGCGCTGGGGCGCGGTGATTCCAGCCACGGAACGGGCCTTTCGCTTCGGGTCTTCCGGGTTGCTCTCCCGGATGGTGCGGCGCGCAGGGCTTTAACCTCTCGCCCTGACGCGCGCTGTATTATTTTAGCGTGTCAGGGCGGAGAATCAATCCGCGTGCAACAGGTCGGAGATCGGACTTTTCGTGGGTGGGACGGCGCCCTCCCAGGGCCGCCGACGCCAAGCGTCCAGGCCCTGTGCGTCGCCCTCGGCTCCTTGGAGCGCCGTGGTCGGCACTGCCTGCCACTGGTTCACCGCCTTGTCGTGCACGGCCCGGACGGTCTCGGCGTCTTGACGCCGCAGGGCGAGCGCGATTTCCTCCCACGGCTCACCGCCCAGGGCCTCGCTAAGGGGACCCTGGGTTACCAGCGTCGCTGCCCACGGTCAGCCGCCGGACGCGAACATGTTCGACACGAGCAGAAGCAGCGCGGCGAGGCCCGTGGCGATGCACGCTCCTTGCAGGTGCCGGAACTTGGTCCTCGCCAGCCGGGACAGTATCCCGACCTGCTGCGGTCGGACGTCTTCGCGTACTGCGTCGCGGATCTCCTCCGGCTCGAGTGATGCCTAGTGGAGGAACGAAGTGTCGCGGTCTTTGAGCCGGGGCAGGACAGCGAGCGTGATGAACACGATCCCTGCCACGAGGGAGCCAGCCGCCACGCCGGCTGTGACACGGGCGGCGGTGGGGCCTTCGGAGAGAGCGCTTCGGACCAGCGCGGCCATTTCCGTCCAGGCACCGAAGAGCAACGCGGCTTTCACATCGGTCTTGCCGAGCGATTCGGTGACGTTCTTCAGGGCTCGGTCGAGCCCGGTTTCGTCCTGCGGTTCTTCAGGTATGCCGCTCACGGTTCTCCTTGTTCTTGAACACGTGGGAGCCCGAGCAGCCCACGCTGCTTGGGCTCCCGCCGATGGGTTGTGGTGTGGTGGTCAGGGTGCGGTCGGTGGCCTGCGCTCCGCATGCGGGAAGGCTCCCGCTCGCCAGGTATGTCACCATTGGGCGGCTGCGCGGAGCTGTCGCTTAATTCGCTTTCCTTGGCCCCGCACGCGGCAGACCGTGCACTGTTGCCGCTGTCGTGGGCATTGGTCCCGTAGCGCCCAGCCGACCACGCCGTTGCTTGGGCGAGATCGATTTCGTCGACCTCTGCGCATTGCGGGGCATGAATCTCTTGCTCATCGACGAACCCGCGTGGGTCACATCCGACACACGTTGGTGCGTTAGTGCCCTGAGTTCCTGATGCACCGTTGATTTAAGCGTGGGGCGGTCGGGACCGAGGCTGGCCGGGTTGACGTTGTCGCCCCCTCCCGCCGTGGTCACCACAGCGGTGCACTGTGGACTGGACCCCGCCGCAAGCGCCACTCGCTCATCGTCGACAGGCAACGGAGGCCCGCCATGCCCCAATGGTTCTATCCGCCGCAGATCCGCGAGGGCTTCAACTGCCCCGAACTCACCCAGGCTCAGGCCGATGAGTCGATGGCGCACGCGTGGGAGTACAACCGCTGCGTGTGCCCGACGTTCACCGACTGGGATCGCTACATCGCCTTCGCCAAGTTCACCACCATCGCCGTCGTGGCCGAGTTCAAGGGCGAGCTGACCCATCCGCTAACTGTCGACAGGCCGTGCGGGTACGACCTGGACGAGATCCTGGAGACGATCTTCGGGAACACCGTAGGCCATGAAGAGATGAGTCGACAGGCACGGTGCTGCTTCCTGATCACTTCCACGAAGGCATCGCAGGGGAAGGAGTCCGGGCTGCTGCGCCGGTACGCCGACGCGCTGGTCTACTCCCCCAAGGACTGGTTCCGGCTGCGCGACACCGATGGCCTTATCCGCTTCTACATGGCCGCGTCCCTGGCCTGCAACGACTTCAACACAGGATGGCCAACCGAGGAGGAGTGGCAGCTCCTGGCGGAAATCGGCGCCATCATGTACGACTCCGTGGCGTTCTTCAAACACCGCGCCGAGGGCGAGATCATGTCCACTTTCGCCTACGTGGACGAGGATATCCGCACTGAGATGTACGCCATCGCCCGCGAGGTGCTGTGGATGCTGGACTCGGAGTGGGCCAAGTACGCCCAGCGCCGGGTGCTGGTGAACATGCTGCGGTCGTTCGGCGGGCCGATCCACATGATGATGCGCCGGTACCGGTTCGTCGAGGACGCCATGGTGATTGGGAAGCCGCCGACGGAGGAGACGGTGAAGGCGACGCGGGAAAACTACAAGCTGTGGTACCGGGTCGCGGCACCTTCAGGGCCAGTGGATGATCCCCAGTACGACGCGGCGCTGGCGCAACAGGAACAGCTGATGTTCGACGGCATGGCCGAGATGCTTGAGCGGCCGGAGCATCTGAAGTGCACCGAATGCACACGTCCCACTCAGGCCGACAGGGGCGAGGGCATGTTCAACGCCATCAAGATGTGTGACCACCACCGCGACGAATTCAGCAGTCACATGCTGAGCATCAGGCAACGGGTCCATTCCGGCTTCGACTTGGCATGAAACCCCGCCACGCCAGCGAGCACGCGCGTACCCATCCAATCAACGACACATCACGAGCTCAGGACATTAGAGCGTGTTCGGCGGGTCGGTGGCGACCCGCCGAACACGCTCTAGATCAGGTGCACCCGTCGCGAAGTCGTGCAGGTGCGGTACGTCAGGATGCCTGAGCGGTCCCGCTACCGGCTTCCAGGCCGTCCAGGTCCACGCCGTCGCCGCGCTCCTCCTGCTTCTCCGCGCGGTAGCGGGAGTCGAAGCGGGGGCCGACGTTCTTCCGGCCGTTCTGCGGGCTCTGCCCGAGGCGGCGACCAAGCTGGGTGGGATTCAAGTCCCCGCGGGGGCCGAACCGGTGGTGCTCGTCGGCATCCCTGGCCGTCTTGTAGACGGTGTACAGCTCTTCCTCGGAGAGCACCTTGACCGGCTCGATCTCCGGAGCATGCACCGGCTCCTGCTCCGTCTCCTCCGATGTCTCGTCCTTCGGGTCCGGCGCCGGGGCCTCGGCCAACTGCTCGGGTGCGGGAGCCTTGGCCTTCTCGGCGGGCGCCTTCGATATGGAACGCGGTACTGCTAGCGTTTTCTGCGGCGCCGCGGGTACGGGCGCCGCAGTGTCGAGCAGCGCGCCGGTTCCGTCCTCGTCGACCCAGTCGGAACCCGCACCGCGAGCACGGACGAACCCGGAGATGTGCAACCCGAAGCTGCCGCCGAGCGGCACCATCGCGGCGACGGCGCTGCCGATCACGTACACGTACACGCGGTTCTCCGCCATCACGGTCGGGGCGCCGCCGACACTGAACCACTCGGACAGCGCGACCATGGCGTGTCCGACATTCGCGGCAATCGAGATGCACAGCAGGAACGCGAAGATGCACCACAGCGACCAGTAGTAGCCGCCCTCTTTGCCCCGCTCCGTGCGCTTGCGTATCGAGGTGACGGCTCCAGCGTTGAAGGCGAGGAGCAGTTCGAGTGAACCGGCCATCGCGGCAGCCGCGAGGCTGGGGAAGCCGATGAGCGTTCCGGCCCAGTGGAGTTGGTACAGGGAGGCGAGCATCATTCCGAAGCCCGCGGCTGCGGCTCCGATGCGGAGGTTGCGGTGCCAATCTCGCAGGTCCCGCTCACCTTGGGTAATGGTGCGTATGGTGGGCAACTTGGGCAAGGGAGGTCCCTTTCGTTCGGGTCTTCCCCGAGGACCTATGCTCGTCGGCCCTCGGGTTACCCGAACGATATAGCCTCCGCCCGCCGGCGCGCTTCTCTCATCGCCCAGGCTCTGTCACCGGTCGTACGACGGCTTGCTGTTCACCAGTCCAGCGGCTTGTGGGGCGTGCGGCGGTCCGGCCCGACGACCTTCGCCAGGTAGGCCCGGTCCTCGATGCGCGACAGCAGTCGATCGCCGAGGACGGCCTTGATGCCGTCGCGCCGCAGGTTGGTCGAAAACAGGGTCGGCCTGCCCGACGCGAGGCGGGAGCCGACCAGGTCGGTGGTCTCCCGGCGGACGAACTCGGTCTGCGTGCCGTCCATCTCGCCGCACAGCTCGTCCAGGATGAGCAGGTCCGGGTCCTCGACGTGGCGCCGACGGATCTCGTACCGGCTCATGCCGTCGGGCCCCCCGTCTGGACGGCGCCAGGTGAGGTACGCGGAGTGCTGCACGAACCGCACGAGCAGGCCCCGGTCGCTGGCCTCATTGCCGAGCGCCGCCACCGCGGTGGTCTTCCCCGAGCCGATGTTCCCCGACACGATGAAGTGCATCGTGCTGGGGCGCGCCTTTCCCCTCTTCGCCTCGACGACCGAGTCGAGCCAGCGGCTCAGCATCTTGGGGCACTGGTTGTCGTCCAGGTCGGGGAACCGCCACTTCAGGTAATCGTCATGGTCCGCCGCGCTCATGCTGTTCCGCCAGGCGAGAGTGCGGGCACGGCGCTGGGGGACGGAGACGTCCTCCCACAGCTCGGTCTCGGCGTCCTCGGGCGGCGCGGGCACTCCAAGCTGAGAGAGGTCCGCCCCACCGCGTTGAAGCGCCGCAAGCGTGCGCTCCGTGATCTCGAACAGCCGCTTCGGCTCGCGGCCGGGGATGAAGCGTTCGGCGGCCATGGCGCTCACCGTTCGTTCTCCTTTCGTATCAGGCGGGGACGACGCCGAACATGGCATCGTCGTCGGGGACGGTCAGAGTGGGCGGCCCGGACGTGTCGTTCGTCCCCCAGGTCGCAGCGTCGCTGTAGGGGGCAGGGCGGCCGCCGTGGGCAGGCATCGGCTTGTTGTTCCGCTCGTCGCTCAGCGCGCGCTGGAACTGGTGCGCCGTGGGGAAGTGCACCCCAGTGCGCTGAAATGCCCTGGCCACCTGCTTCTGCGTGTACTCGGCGTCCAGGGCCTGCTGGCTGAGCTTGACGAGTCCGAAGTACCACCCGGACTTCTGCTTGCCCGCGTACGGGCCGAGGCGCTGTGTGGCGTGGTCGTAGTACCAGGTGGCGACTTCCTGGGCGGGCGTTTTCACCTTGGTCTCCCCGGCAGTCTCGTCCTGCTTCTCCGAGGCGCTGGACTGCTGGGCCTTCTTCGCGGCAGCACGAGCGGCGGCTGGCGGGACAGTGCGAGGCTTCTTCTTCGGCTCCGGCTCGGGCTCCTCCAACCCCTCGGGCTCTGGATCATCTTCGACGGGGACGTCATCCGGTCTGGCATCCGGGTCGGTCGCGAAGCCGTCCGACCCGAGGCTGTTGTCGGGGTAACGAACGCGGAACGACCCGTCCTCCTGCTCGACGACCGGGACGTCCAGCTTTTTGCCGAAGGTGATGTAGTCCTTGGCCCACTGTTCGACGGGGTACGCGCTGACCGCGGCGCCCATGGCCGTCTTGCCGTCGAGGAAACGGCGTCGCTCCAGGCGGTAGTAGCCGTGCGCGGCCAGCTCGTGGAGTGCTTTACGGGCGGCGTCGCGCCCTTCGCGTCCCTCGCCGCGTGCGAGCTGTTCGGAGCGGACGTTCCAACTGTCGGCCTGGTCAAGGCAGTACGTAAGCAGGCCGAGTGCACGGTAGCTGATGCGAATGTCGCGGGCCGTCGCGGACTCGACCGCGACGAAGAGGGGGCGGCGGTTGTGGCGCACCGCGCTGCGGTTCGTCACGCGGCTGCTCCGTTCACGGTCTCCTGCGGCAGCCGGAAGTGGGTGTGCCACGTCTTACGGCCATGGGAGCCCATCTCGTACACGCGCCGGGATTCGGCCATGCCCTGCTTGCGGAGTTCGGAGAGGGGTTCGCGGGCCTGATGGTTGCTCAGGTTGCACGCGTTGGCGGCGTCCTGCACGGTGACCCAGTCGCCGCCGCTCTCCAGGACGAAGTAGCAGTACAGGCGGAACGCGCGGTCGGATATGCCTTCGGCGAGCGCCGGGGCGATGTGGATGCGGGTGGACAAGGCAGGGTCCTTTGAGGGAAGGGCCCGGCCGCCGCAGCGGGGCGGCCGGGCAGTCGTTCGACGGTGCGCGCGCTACTGCTGGGCGGCGCGGCCGGGCGCGGCGGAGAGCATCGGTACACCGCGCAACAGACCGTCGAGCTGCCCCTCGTGGAACGCCTCCATCACAGCTTCCTCGCCGCCCTCCTTCCAGCGGAGAGACACGGAACCGGTCGGCTTGCCACCAGGGATGCGCGTCAGGCCAGGAATCACTTCACCGGTCAGCTTGTCGACGATTTCACCCGTCGCCTTGTCGTACTTCGCACGCTTGATCATCGCGTCACGGAAGGCGGGACGGGCCTGGATGATGGCCTCCGCCTCACCCTTCTCCTCGGCGAACTCGATGAACGCGTCCTCGTCGCCGACGACGTACTTGTCCTTGGAGACAGCCACCGTATGTGTGGCGACAGCAACGCCGTTGACCTTGGCGTCGACGGACTTGATGCTGCTCTCAGGGTTGTCGTAAGCGGCAAGGAGCGGGCCCTTCACGGCGGCGATCTTTTCGTCGATCGCGGGCACGACACGGTCCTTGAACAGCTTGGCGAAGACCGACAGGAGTGCGGCATCACCCAGGGACAGGGCAGGCTCCGGCGTCTGGTTGACGTCGTCGTACGACATGTGGGTCCTTTCTCACCCAAGGCACGGCCCAGGGCTTTTCGGGTCTGTCCCGGGCGGGGTGCAGAGGGTGCCGCCAGTAGGTACGTCGACTGGCGAAATCTGTGACACCAAGGCCCGGGTGGCTGGGTTGCTCTCCCAGCCACAGGAAATACTACAGCATGCGTCGCTGTCTGTGTGCCAGCGCCTGGACTCACCGAACCGAGCGGGGGGCCTCGCGCATTGACGTGCAAACAGGGTGTGCATATGTTGCGGGCTATGACGGATGAACTGATCACAGCACAGGACTGCGCCGCACGCTGGAACGTCAGCGAGTCGTACGCCCGACGTCTCCTCGCCCCTGTTGCTCCCGTCGACCGTGACCCGGCGACGGGAGCCATGCGATACCGCCTTGCCGACGCCGATGCCGCGCGCACCTGCCGACCGGGGCGCGGCCGCCGCCTGGACCTGGCCACTACCCCGATACGTCGCGAGGACGCACAGCGGCTCACCGCAGACGAGTCCATTCCGGCCACCTACCGGGCGCTCTGGGTGCTCATGCAGTCCGGCATACGTGTCAGCGACGCCCTCAGCCTGGATGTGCGCGATGTCGACTTTGATGAGGGGAAGGTGGTCGTGGAAGTACCGGTGAAGGGGTCGGAGCCGCAAACTGTCCCCCTCAGCGACCGCGCACTCAGCATCGTCAGCGAAGTCATGGATGGACGTTCCGAGGGCCCGCTGCTACTGAACGAGCGCGGCAAGCCCGTCAGCCGCTACGCCGCCAGCCAGTTCGCCCGAGCCGTGGCCGGAGTATCCATCCACGCGTTCAAGCCGCGCCCGCATTGGACACGCTGAACCACGTGAAGGTCCCCACCGGCAGCACCGACGTGCAAGTGAACCTTGGCACCAGCTTCCCCGTGTTCGGGGACGCGAGCGAGAAGGTGACAATCGCCGTGCGGCGGACCGAGAACCCGGTGGCCGCCCCCGCGGTCGACCACCGGGGCTGACAGCGCCGCGACACAAGCCAGCCACATCCCTTACCTTCCGCACGGCTCTCCTGCCCCTGGTGACGTCACCAGGGGCAGGAAGGCTCCGGTGCAGCCTCATCCGGAACGAGGGCGGCACCGGTCCGGCGGCGGGCGCGGCCCGGCCATGACGGCATGCCCCGCTTGCGAGGCGGGGCGCTGCGGTTGAAGTCCGCGGGCTCGCAGACCGCGTCCGCCGCCGGCACCACGAACCGGAAGGACAGCCGTGACCGAGACCGTGCCCGCGCCCCGCTACACCACCTACGTGCCGCTCGCCGACCTCGCTCCCGCACCCGGCAACCCGAAGAAACACGAGATCGAGCGGATCATCGAGAGCATCCGCACGCACGGCTTCGTTGACCAGCCCATCGCCGACGAACGCACCCACCACATCCTGGGTGGCCACGGCCGCCGCGAAGCCCTGATCGAAATGCAGGCCCGCGGCGAACAACTCCCCGCCGGGCTCCTCCTGGACAACGACGGCGGCTGGCTCGTCCCCGTCCAGCGCGGCTGGGCCTCCCACTCCGACGCCGAGGCCAAGGCGCTGAACATCAAGCTCAACAAGATCGGTGCCGACGGTGGCTGGCGACCGCGCTCCCTCGCCGCCTACCTTGAAGACATCGTGACCGAGGACGCCGAGCTGTATGACTCGCTCGCCATCTCCGAGGACGAGCTGGACAAGCTGCTGCGCCAGGTTGACCCCGAGACCCTGCCCGGCGCAGTCAACGAGGGCCAGGCACCATTGCTGCACCTCCCGGACGACGATGCTCACGGCCTGGGCGGCGACGGCCTCAGCCCGGAGGACGAGGGACGCGCGCGCCTGACGACCTGCCCGGCCTGCGGCCACGCGTTCACGCCCGGACGCTGAGGAGCCGCCCCATGGCCAACCGCCGCAAGCCCCGCCGCTCCGGCGCCGGACGCCCCACTCTGCTGTCCGACGAGGTCGAGAGCCGCATCATCGCCGCGTCGCGCACCGGCATCGCCGTCGAACTCGCTGCCGAAGCGGCTGGTATCTCCAGCGCCACCTACCACCGGTGGATGGCCCGCGGCCGCGCCGAAGTAGCCGAACGCGAGGACGGGCAGGCCCCGAACCGGGACGAGGACCCGTACGTCGAGCTGTTCGAGAAGGTCCGCACCGCCCGCGCCATGGCCGGTGCTCGGGCCATGGCCAACATCCGCCGGGTCGCCGACGGCGGGATCGTCACCAAGGTCACCACCAGAAAGTTCCGCGACGTCGAGACCGGGCAGATCGTCGAGGAAGTCACCGAGGACCGCACGGCACCGGACTGGCGCGCCGACGCCTGGTACCTGGAGCGGCAGCACCGCCACCACTACGGCAAGGATGCCGCGATTGCCGTCGAGATCACCGGTATCGACGCCGACGCACCCGCCGAGGAACCCCGCGTGGACCTCACAGCGATCGCCGAGCGGCTGAACAAGAGCCTGTTCGCGGTGCAGTACCCCGAGCTGGAAGACAGCAGTGTCCTGGACGCCGAAGTCGTCGACGAGTGAGCCCTGCGGGCAAGCACGCGACACTAACCCGCACCACCCGTCACGGTGTTCCCTCCCTGCTCACCAGCACTGGAGGAAGCACCATGACTGTCCTGTACTACCCCGACGCCAGCCTCGTGTACGACTACTCGTCCCGTTACGAGGGCAGCGTGATCAAGCCCAACTCCGGCATCCTTCACACGACCGAGGGCACCGACCTGCCCTCGTACGACGAGGGCGCCGAGGCGCCGAACATCACCGCCGTGCCGAACATCGCGAAGAAGCGGCTGGACTTCTACCAGCACTACCCCTTCAACCGATCCGCCCGCGCCCTGGTCAATCGCGCCGGCGGCGTCGAAACCAACACACTCAACTGCATCCAGATCGAGCTGGTGGGCACCTGCGACCCGGAGAACGCAGCCAGCTGGGACGGCGGGACGGCGGGCGAGGACTACATCTACTGGCCGGACGCTCCCAACTGGGCCCTGGAGGGCCTCGCGGAGTTCATGGCCTGGCAGCACAAGAACAACAAGATCCCGCTGACCGGCCCGGCCACGTGGCTGCCCTACCCGTCCTCCTACGGCGACACCGACGCCCGGATGAGCTTCGACGAGTGGAACAACTTCCAGGGCTGGTGCGGCCACGCCCACGTCCCGGAGAACGACCACGGTGACCCCGGCAACATCAACTTCGCCAAGCTCATCACCCTGGCCAAGGCCAAGGCCAACGGCAGCACCGACTCCGGCTCCGACCGGGACACCACCGGAACCGGCTCGGACACCACTGGCACCACGCCGCCGCCGTTCCCCGGCACCTCCTACTTCGGGCCGGGCAAGAACAACTCCTACATCACCATGCTCGGAAAGCAGCTCGTGAAGAAGGGCTACGGCAAGCACTACTCCTCTGGGCCCGGCCCGAAGTGGTCGGAGGCCGACCGGCTGGCCGTCCGCGACTTCCAGCGCAGCCGAGCGGAGCTGCGCGGCGACGCGGACGGTCTGCCCGGCCCCCTGACCTGGCGCCTGCTCTTCTCCTGACCCTGCCCACCGGCCAGCCCGCCCCCTCGGCGGGCTGGCCCTGTCCGGAAGGCCCGCTCCCGTGGCAGGCGAGACCGTCATCACGGTCGTCGGCAACCTGGTCGACGACCCCGAACTGCGCTTCACTCCGTCCGGCGCCGCGGTCGCGAAGTTCCGCATCGCGTCCACCCCCCGCACCTTCGACCGCCAGACCAACGAGTGGAAGGACGGCGACAGCCTCTTCCTGACCTGCGCCGTGTGGCGCCAGGCGGCGGAGAACGTCGCCGAGTCCCTGGTCCGCGGCACCCGCGTCATCGTGCAGGGGCGCCTCAAGCAGCACTCTTACGACGACCGTGCAGGCGTGAAGCGCACGGTGTACGAACTCGACGTCGAAGATGTCGGCGTGAGTCTGAAGAATGCGGTCGCGAAGGTGACCAAGACCGGGGGGCAGCGTCTGTCCGCTACCCCGGCAGGCCGCCCAGCGGCCGATGACCAGTGGGCAACCGAGCCGCCCTTCTGAGCCTGTCCCGAGACGGAACGTGCCGCGCAGGCGGTCTCCTGTGCGGCACGTTGCGCTACGCGGCCGGGGCGATCCAGGCGTGCGGAAGCGCCAGCAGCTCTCCGTCTTCACCAGGCGAAGGCGTCTGTCCGTCGGAGGCAGGCGGCTCCTGGACAGCACTGCCGGTGAGCGGCTGCCTCTGGGCGGAGTCCGGCTCCGACGATGGTGCCGACGTGTCAGAGACCGGCGGTGCCGGATCGATCGAGGCAGGTTCGGAGGGCGCCGTCGGGGGCTCCGGTTCGACCGGCATCGGATCGGGCCTGGGCATCGGGTCCGGCGTCGGCTGCTTCAGCTCCTCGGGCTTCTGCCTCTGCTCGCTCTCCGTTGGCTTCGGGTCCGGTGACGGAGTAGGGCCCGTGGCGGTCGCAGTCTCCGCCGGCTCCTCGGACGAGCCACCCGTCGAGCCCGCCCCTGACACCAGGTCGATGAACGGCTTCACTGTCTGTGTGCGCGTGTTCGGCTCAGTCTCAGGCGGCGGCTCGAGCCCTGCGGCGAGCGCCACGATGTCCTCCTCGCCCGGCTGCACGGCGGAAGGCGTCGCGTCAGGCACGCCCAGGACGGCCCGCGCTGCCAGTAAAACCGGCGCGTCGACCGGAGAGTAGAGGATCGTTTGCACGTCGTGCTCGTCGAGCCCAAGAGTGCCCAGAGTGAGAGCGGCAAGGCGGGGCGGCAGCGGCTCAGCGCCTCCCATGGCAGTCGCCCGACGGGCTGCAGTGGCGGGCTTCTTCGACGCTGCGGTCAGCAGTTCCGCCTCGTAGCCCTTCAGCCGCTCCTTGTCGGTGCCCCACAGGACGTACCGACCCGTGAGAACCATGTTGGGGTACAGCTCTCGGGAGGCGTCTTGCATCGCCCACGTCTTCGCATATTCGGCGGTCCCGAAGATGCGCAGGCCAAGCCGTTGCTTGCCGTACGAGAACGTAAAGATGGTGGAGTCCGGCCCCGTCGCGGCCTTGGTCGCCATCACCATCCCGTCGGAGTCAGTGCACTCCGCTTCCAGGCTGTCGATAGGGCTGCATCTGATCTTCCCCGCAACGGAGAAGTCCTTGAAGTCGGCGGCCGTGAACGGTTCCGGCCCCAGATTGACGTTGTCGCTGGCCGCCTTGGGCGCAGCAGCCGGGGCCGGAGCGGTGCCCGTAAAGTGTTCGGCGACGCTCGTGAAGTGCCCAAGCGCCCAAGACCCGGCAAGTGCCGGCAGCAGGGCTGCGGCGATGATCCACTTCCTCGCATGGCCGCTCGGGCGTACCGACGCAGACGGTGCCTCCGAGTGGGGTGGCAGGTCGACGGGCGGAGCAGGCTCGGCGGGGCCCAGCAACTCGTCGAAGTCCTTGAACTCGCAGTGATCACGCACCAGGCGCTCGACCTGTTCCAGGGGCAGGTCCGGCATGGCGGCGCTGACCTGCCGCACGGCCGAGCCGAATGATTGAGGGCTCAGGAACAGGTGTCGCTCGCCGTCGATGTTGACCACGCCCACATCTGTGAGCGGGACATCATCGTCGTGCGAGTCCGGATCAAGGACGTGGATCTTGATGCGTGGCACGGAGGAGCTCACGGTCGTCCCTCCATACTCGGGCAGCCGGATATGGCGCTCAACTCAGCCGGTCTCTTTCTTCACTGCTCCGCAAGATGCGCGCGATGCGGGCGGCCGTCTTCTCGGCACGCTCGGGGGTGATGGCCTCGATGTCGGTGAGGACTAGGCGTCCGCCACCGGGCAGATCCATCTCCTCGCGATGGATCTCCGGCTCGTCCAGGCCGTCGCCCGTACCGGCATCCTCGCGGATCTCCTGCGGATTCTGCGCACGCTCGTACTCGCGGAGCATCGCCTCCTTGGCCGCCCGCACGCGCGCGGGACTACGTCGGTAACCGGGACGCAAGGCGCCCGCGGCAGCCAGCAT